CCTGGAGTAACAGGCGCTACTGGACCTCAAGGAGCAACAGGTCCAACCGGTCCAAGAGGTGCAACTGGCATTCAAGGGTCACCTGGAGTTACTGGTGTTACAGGTCCTCAAGGACCACAGGGAAGTCCTGGAGTAACTGGTCCTGCAGGAGCACCACAAGGATCTCCTGGAGTTACAGGTCCTCAAGGTATACAAGGAGCAACAGGTCCTCAAGGTGTACAAGGTATTCAAGGAAGTCCAGGAACAACTGGATCACAAGGCATTCAAGGATCACCTGGAGTAACAGGAGCTACAGGACCTATTGGTCTTCAAGGCATTCAAGGTTCTCCTGGTATTACTGGTGCTACTGGTCCTCAGGGCAATCAAGGTAGTCCAGGAATTACTGGTGCTACAGGACCAACAGGTCCTCAAGGATCACAAGGTATTCAAGGAAGTCCTGGAGTTACAGGTGCAACTGGACCTCAAGGCGGACAAGGAGCAACTGGTGCTAATGGTCCTCAAGGAAGTCCTGGAGTTACAGGACCTCAAGGCGAACAAGGAAGCCCTGGAGTAACTGGATCTCAAGGACCAACAGGTCCTGCTGGTGGTCCTCAAGGTCCACAAGGCAGTCCCGGTGTAACAGGTCCACAAGGTCCAACAGGTCCTGCCGGTTATCAAGGCATTGATGGAGCTACGGGAGTTACAGGTCCACAAGGTCCAACAGGACCTGCTGGTCCACAAGGTCCACAAGGTCCAACAGGACCTGCTGGAGCACCACAAGGAAGTCCTGGAGTAACAGGAGCAACTGGACCTCAAGGAATTGCTGGTGTAACAGGTCCACAAGGTCAACAAGGTTCACCAGGAGTAACTGGCTCTGCTGGAGTAACTGGTCTACAAGGAATTCAAGGCAGTCCTGGAGTAACTGGCTCACAAGGAATTCAGGGAAGTCCAGGAGTTACTGGATTACAAGGAGCAACTGGTTATAGTAATTATGGTGGTGGAACCATAAATAGATCAACCTTATCTCCAGTTGTATGGTTTAAGGGCGATTCATTTACACTTACAAATGGTCAAATTTCACAATTAACTGATAAATCTGGAAATTTAAGAAATGCTGACAAACAAGTTGGAACTGGTACTCGTATAAGATCTATAAGAATAAATACTATTTCTGGCGCAAAAGCATTTACATTAGAAACTCCTTTTGTTACGCCATCATTTGCAATGCCAAAAATGTTTACAGCGCATTTTGTATGGAGAAGAAAATGGGATTCTCTTGGTGCTACAGCATATAATGCATTATGGGGTATTGTAAATACATCTACTGATGGTGCTGCATGTTTATTTGCAGGCGCAACAGCTAATGATTGGAATGCAGGCGATTTGGTAGTATTTGGAAATGGATTTACATCTGCAAGAGCACCAAGAGCCATATCTACAGGATTGCCAAGACTTGCAGATAATGAATGGGTTGTATTTTCTGTTCGTATTGGAACTTCTCCTAGAATTTTAGTAAATGGATATGTAGTGACATTAAGAGCTTCTACTACATCTTCTCAAACAGGCGCAAATACTTCTGGTGCATTATGGATTGGAAGTAATCCAAGCACATCAGATCAAGTTGATATTACTGCAGCTTTAGGAGAATTAGTTCTTATTGGTTTAGAGCAATCAGATGCAGATATGGATGCATTACATGCAGATATTATAAGAGAATATTTGGGTGCATTTTAAAATTATTTAATTTAAAATTAAATTACACATTGATATAATAAGTTAAAGAAAGAGATTATAATATGGCTGAAGAAGTACGCGCCCCAGTTTCAATGTGTCTTATTGTTAAAAATGAGCCTCTTTTAGAACAAAGTTTATTATCAATTAGAAATTATGTTAAAGAAATTGTTATTGTAGACACCGGATCTACAGATGGTAAAACTCAAGAAATTGCAAAAAAATATGCAGATATTTTTGAAATATATACTGATTGTAATGATCCGGAAACTGGATTAATTGAAGATTTTTCTAAAGCACGTCAACGTTCATTTGAATTAGCAACTCAACCATGGGTAGCGTGGATGGATGCAGATGATATTATTGTTAATGGAGAATTATTTAATAAATTAATTAATAATTATTCAGAAGAAGCAAAAACTCATGGTATTGGAATCATATTCCCATATGAATATTCATATGATCAAAATGGTCAATGTACATGTGTACATTATAGAGAAAGAATAGTATCAGATAAAAATAAATTTCATTGGGTTAATCCAGTACATGAAGTTCTTATAAATAATGATAATGCATGTATATTTTATACTCATGATGATATAATTTATAAGCATCAAAGACAATTTGGAACAAAAGTACCAGAAACTGGACGAAATTTACGTATACTTAAAAAGTATGTAGAAAAAGTAGGCGATTCTGATCCAAGACAATTATATTATATTGGATTGGAGTATTTTAATAGTGGTTTTATAGATGAATCTATTCAAAATTTATCAAAATATATAGATTTATCTGGTTGGGATGATGAAAGAGCAATGGCTGCTCTTAAATTGGTTGATATTTTTTTAATAAAAGAAGATTTAGAGAATGCACTTAAATGGGCATTCAAAACAATTGAATTAAAAGAAAATTGGGCAGAAGGTTATTTTGCTTTAGGAAAAATATTTTATTTTTTGGCTCAAAAAAATGGAGAAATTAAAAATTGGCAAAAATGCGTTTATTTTATCAAATTTGGATTAAGTTTACCACCAACCAAAACATTGCTTTTTATTAATCCAGTAGAAAGAGCCTATGAAATTCATAAGTTTTATAATTTTGCATTAAGTAAAATTGGAGATTTAAATACAGCATTAGATAGTGTTAATATTGCTTTAAAAAACAATCCAAATGATGAAGGCTTGCTTTTAAATAAAAAAATATATGAATTATATATAGCAAAAAATGAAATTAATAAATCAGTTAATATACTTTATAAACACCAAGAGCTCGATAAGCCATCTTGTGATGTAATTTCTGCGCTTATTGATAAACAAATTATTGCAACCGAAAAAGATAAACTAATTAATTCTGATTTAATTACAGAACCACAATCTATTAGTAGTGAGCAATTAGAACAAATTTCTATTTCACTTTGGAAGCAATATATATTGTATGATGAAATTGATAAAGCAATAATATTTTTAAATAATGTTCCTAATATTATTAAAAATGCTCCTTCAATTGTTAAAGCAATTGATATTACAAATAAAGCAAAAAATAGCATTTATTATACATCAGAAAATTTTACAGATATAATAACAAATATTGTTACTACTTCTGCTATAAGTTCTAAAAAACTAGATATTATATTTTTCGCTGGCGATGGTGTTGAAATATGGACACCACAAACTATTAAAACAAATGGTATAGGTGGCAGTGAAACTATGTTAATGGAGCAAGCAAAACGTCTTGCATCATTTGGTCATAAAGTTAGAGTATATAATAGTTGTGGAAATTATGCAGGCTTTTATGATGGAGTAGAATATTTACAAACTGCCAAATATAATGGTTTAAAATGTGATGTATTAGTTGTATCACGTAGAGCAGATATGTTATTAGATCAATATAATATTGAAGCAAAAATAAAATTATTATGGGTACATGATATTTATGCAGTTTGTTCAACAAATGAAGCTTTGTTAAAAGCAAATAAAATTTTAGCACTAACAAAATGGCATAAGCAAAATATAATAAATACTCATAATGTTTCTGATGACCACGTATTAGTTACTAGAAATGGAATTGATTTATCAAGATTTAACAAGCATATTAAACGAAATAAATTTAAAGTTGTAAATAGTTCTAGTCCAGATAGAAGTTGGCCAATATTATTAGATTGTTGGCCAAAAATTAAAGCATCTGTTCCTCAAGCTGAATTACATTTATTTTATGGATTTAAAAATTGGGAATTTTCAGCAAGATTTGATCCTGCGCAATCTGATTTAATTGCAAGATTAAAAAATCAAATTAAACAAATGGAACCATTAGGGGTTGTATTTCATGATAGAGTAAGTCAAGATGAATTAGCAAATCAATTTTTAAGTGCTGGTGTTTGGGCACATCCAACTTGGTTTACAGAAACATCTTGTATAACTGCTATGGAAGCTCAAGCAGCTGGATTAAGAATTGTAACATCTAGTATTGCAGCTTTAAATGAAACAGTATCTAATAGAGGTACATTAATTGATGGTGATTGGACTTCTGATACATATAAAGAAAAATTTATTGTATCAGTAATAGCTGCAATGCAAAATGATAATAATGAAGATAGAATTAAATTACAAGAATATGCAAAAAATAATTTTGATTTAGACTCTTTGGCAAAAGATTGGGAAAAAATGTTTTATAATTTAATTGAAGAATCCAAAACAAATCCAATGCCAACATATCAGCCTATAAATGAATATAGAAAGTGTTAAATTATGAGTGATTTGCTTAATAAATCAAAATTTTGGAAAGCCATTCAAAATAGTAATAATATAGAAATACAAAAGCCATTAGTTAAAATTAATATAGGTGCAGGTCCAAATATATTTCCATATGATGGTTGGATTAATTATGATCATGAAGAATTTCCAGAATATTTTTCATGGTTAAGAACTACAGATTTGTTAGTTCCTGGAGATAATTGGCAATTAGATGGTCCTGGCTCATTAGAAAATTTAAAAAAGTTACAAAAATATTTAATTGAACATAATTCTATTAACTATGTTAAACATGATTTAAGAAATAAATTTACACAACATAATGATAATAGTGTAGATTTAATATATGTTGGACAAGTAATTGAGCATTTAAATCCTGTTCATGAAGCACCTGCATTTATTTTGGAATGTTATAGAATGATGGCTCCAGGCGGTATAATAAGATTAACAACTCCAGATTTAGACCTTCTTATTAGTGCTTATATAAATGGTGAAATGAATAAATTTAGTAAAGATCAGCCAGAATTTTACAAAATGGTTAATCCAGCAATGCAATTATCATATATTATGTTTGGAGCTACTGGTCCAAATTGTACATTTAACAATTATGAAGGACATATGTGTATGTATAATAAAGAATCAATGTTTAATTTATTAAAGAGTGCTGGATTTAATAATATAGAATTTTATTATGAATTAGGTAAAAGTAAAAATAAAATAATGGAAAAAGAAGTAATTGATGCTGGAATTAGTCATTCTTTTATAGTAGAGGCTATTAAATGAAAATTGGAATTATAGCTCCTAATTATTATCCAATACCATCTCCACATCATACAGGAGAATATTTAATATTAGATCTTGTAAAATCATTGATTAAAATGGGACATGATATAAGTTTATTTGCACCTTTAGGTACAGATCCTTCTGGAGCAATATTATATGAAATGCCATGTTCAAATGGATCTGCAGAAATAGATTCTTCAAAATATGAAGAACAATGTTTTAATATGCATTCTAATGTTTTAAGAAAATTAGATGTAATACATGATTTTAGTATTGGAAAAAGAATTGCTGAAATTTTTTACAATGAAGGGAGAACAAATGTTATTTGTTCTCCATTATCTGGATCTTGGAATGTACCAAATCCTTCATTTAATATTACTTGTTGGTCAAATTCCATGAGAGATCGAGCTTTGCGTGGAGCTACAGATTATGAAAATACACCAACACCAAATGCAAATACTAAAGTATATAAACCAATTAAAAATGCACATGTAGTTTATGCTGGAATTAATACTAATTGGTATGTTCCAACATATAATAAAAAAGGCTATTTTTTATGGCTTGGAAGATGGCACGAAGTTCGTGGTTATCGAATGGCTATTGAAATAGCTAAAAAAACTGGTATTAATCTTATTATGGCTGGCGAGCATCCAGATAGAGAAAAATTTGAATATCAAAGAAATTGTGTATATGAAGCATTAGATTTAGCATCAGGATTTTCAAATATAAATTTTGAATGGTTACCTCCAGATCCATATCATCATGAAAGAAAAAGAGAGCTTTATCAAGGAGCAATTGCGCTTTTAAATACAGTTCAATTTCAAGAACCATTTGGATTGCAACAACCAGAAGCTATGGCATGCGGAACGCCAGTAATTGGTAATAGATTTGGAGCATTATCTGAAACAATTACTAATGGAGTTACTGGTTATTTGTGCGATAATTCTATAAATGATTTTGAAATTGCTATTAAAATGATCAATAAAATTGATCCTAAAATATGTAGAGAGCATGCTGTTTTAAGATTTGATAGAGATCAAATGGCAAAATCATTTTTAGCAGAATATGAATTAGTTACTAATGGAGTAGTTTGGGGAGAAATTCCACAAAAAGTCAATATACAAACAAACATACAAACATTTAAAAATAAACAATTTAAAACCATAATAGGAAATGCTCATCCAGATTACTCAAATGATACATTTGAAAAAGAAGAGCATGAATTTAGAGAAAAATATTGGAATATAAAAGAAAATGATGTTGTATTTGACATTGGATCATCATATGGATCATATGCATTAACTGCTAGCGTTATGGGTGCAAAAGTATATGCTTTTGAGCCTGAACCAAATGTATTTTGTGATTTATTAACAAATATTACAATTAATAACTGGCAAACAAGATGTTATCCATTTAATTTTGGTTTATATAGTTCTGAAACATCAGTTGATATGAAAAGTTATGCTCCACATTGGCCAGCATTTACAATTTCTCAAGATTATAAAGTTAAAACTTTAGATCAAATAGTAAATGAATTGCAAGTTAATAAAATAGATTGGATTAAAATTGATGTTGAAGGTGTTGAAGAACATGTTATTTCTGGTGGCTCTCAAACAATAGCAAAATTTAAACCAAATATGATTATTGAATGTCATAATTTTATGAATCCAAACATTTCTAATAATGTTAAAAATTTATTATTATCTATGGCAGATTATGAGTTTGAAGAAATAATTAGAGAGCCATGTGTGTTGTTATATGCTAAGCCAAAGGTATAATATGAAATTTGCTATTTTTTTGGGAGAGTTTAGTGTTGGAGCAAGACCACTTGATTTTAATCATATTTGGGATAGTCCCAGAGGATTAACGGGCACAGACTTATCTACATTAATGATAAGTAAAGAATTAGTTAAATTAGGACATGAAGTTTATTTATTTACAGTTCATTCAGATCCTAATGCAGTTTTAGTTCCATGGGACGGTGTAATAACTTGTCATTATAGAGATAGATTTACAGTAATTGATGATAGTTTTGATGTATTGTTATCAATTAATGAGCCCGATTCTTTAAGAGGTATAAATACAAAAGCATTTAAAGTTTGCTGGGAATTTTTAAATGATTTTAATTTTTGTCAACCGGGATTTGATGATTTAGTTGATTTGTGGTTAAGCCCAAGTCAAATGTTATTAGAGCATTTAGTTAAAGTAGGAAATTTGAATGCAAGCAAATGGGAAATGTTACCATTAGGATGTGATCCGAATTTATATGAAGATAAAAGGGTTCCTGGAAGAGTAATTTGGACATCATCTGCTGATAGGGGTCTTCATTGGTTATTACAAGAATGGCATAAAATTAAAAAAGCTGTTCCAGAAGCTCATCTTAAAATATTTTATCATTTTGGTTATGATAATATAATTAATATAGAAAATAATGCTGCTCCTTATTTATTAGAAATTGCACAAAGAGTAAGATATATTAGGGAAGCTATTAAAAGATTAAAGACATTAGATGTAGAACATGTTGGATCAGTTAGTCGAGAGAGATTAGCAAAAGAAATAAGTGAAGCATCTGTTTTTGCATATAGTACAGATACTGTTATGTTTTCAGAAGGCTTTTCTGTATCAACATTAGAAAATTTAGCAGGATTTACGGTTCCAGTTATTTCTGATACTGATTGTCTTGGTTCTATTTATAAAAATTCTGGAGCTGTTGTTATAAAGAGCCCAATTAAAGATAATTTAAATGAATTTACTGATGCAGTTATTAAAGGTCTTACAGATAAAAGGTATGCAGATAGCGTTATAGATAAATGCAGAATATTTGCACATCAACATTCTTGGAATAAATTAGCAATAAAACTTCAAACTTTAATTGAAAGACATAAAAGTGAAAAATAAAGAATATACAGATTTAGTAGACAAAAAGGAATATCCAGATGAACCTTTAGTTCCATTAGATGCGCCATTTATTAATAATGCTGGTGTAATTCAAAATATTTTAAATACAAATATTAATGGGGCAGCAATTATTACTAGTAAAAAAGGATCTGTAAGATCAAATCATTACCATAAAGAAGATTGGCATTATTTATATGTAATATCTGGATCTATGCAATATTTAGAAACAGATGTAGAAACTACATATAATGGTTGGCAAAAAGATTTTATTGTTAAAGCTGGAGAAATGGTATTTACACCACCAATGAAACTTCATCGTACAGTATTTTTAGAAGACTGTGTAATGATTTCTTTTTCTAAACGTAATAGAGATCACAATTCTCATGAAGAAGATGTAATAAGAGTCAATATACCATGATGTTTACATTTCGACATATAAATAGAGCGGTATATCCTACTAAACATATTTTAGTTTGTGAAGACAATTTACAAAATCAAGAATTAATAGCTAAACATTTAAAAGAATTATTTGGTGACGAACAGCTTGTACAATGTAGTTTTGTTTGTGGGGGATTACAAGCATCAAGTATTTTACACTATTGTAAAGTAGATTTAATTTTATTAGATCATGATATGCCTTCAGGCAATGGAATTGATTTAATGAATTGGATGAAAACTTATAATTGTAATGTTCCAGTTATAACATTTTCTGGAATACCACAAAACAATATAATGTTAATGAAAGCTGGAGCAAATTATTTATTTTCAAAACATGAAGTTATAAATGGCAAAGCTGATAATTTAATTAAAAGTATTTTAAATATGTAAGGAAAATATTAAATGAAAAAATGTGTAATAGAAAATTGTGATAATAAATATCATGCCAAAGGATATTGTCAAAGACATTATGTTAGAATGAAAAATGGAAGACAAATACCAGGTCCAAATAGACATAATCCTAATGGATCTGGATGCATAGATGGTAGGGGTTATAGAGTTATTTCTATAAATGGTAGAAAAATCACTGAACATCGTTTAATTATGGAAAAATATTTAGGCAGAGAATTATTATCAACTGAATCTGTACATCATAAAAATGGTAATAGATTAGATAATAGAATTGAAAATTTAGAATTATGGTCCAGATATCAACCAAATGGTCAGCGTGTAAGTGACAAAATTATTTGGGCAAAAGAAATAATTAATATTTATGTAAATAATGATGAAGACTGGAGGCTTCCTTGAATATTAATTATTGCGGATTATGTAAATCAAAAAAATTAATAGATATTATGTCATTAGGAGATACTCCATTAGCTAATGAATTTTTAGAAGAACAAAATTTAAATCAAGAATTATTTCCGCTTAATTTAAAACAATGTTATAATTGCAAAAATGTACAATTAGACTATGCTGTTGATCCAAACAGGCTATATAAAAATTATGTATATGTATCTGGTACAAGCTATATTAATGTGCAACATTTTAAAGATTATGCCGATAATGTTTTACAAAAATTTTTTCAAAAAACACCAAAAGAAAATAGTTATGATAATTTACTAATTGATATTGGAAGTAATGATGGTACTTTCTTAAAACATTTTGGTAATAAAATAAGAACAATTGGGGTTGACCCAGCAACTAATATAGCAAAATCGGCAATTAATTCTGGAATTAAAACAGTTAATCATTTTTTTAATGCAATAGTCGCTAGAAACGAAATATTAGAATTATTAAAAACCACTCAAACTGCGCCATACAAAGCAAAAGTAATAACGGCTAATCATGTTTTTGCGCATACACAAGATCTACATACTATAATTGATGGCGTTAAATTACTTCTTTCAGAAGATGGAACATTTATATTTGAAAATTCATATTTATTAGATATGGTTAATAAGGGTATTTTTGATGTAATTTATCATGAACATTTTTATCATCATCATTTAACGCCACTTGTTAAATTATTTAAAGAATTTAATATGAGAATATATGATGTTGAAAGACTACCAAATCAACATGGCGGATCATTTAGAGCTTACGTATGTCATGATAATGAAATTACAAATAATTCAGTAGAATTTAAAGAAAAAGAAATTGTTCAAAACTTATTAGATGAAGAAAAAATAATGAATACTCATTTAGCTGATAAGTTTAAAGAAAAAACTATTAATTTAGTAAATAAATTATGGAATGAAATACCAAATTCTCCTAAAGTAACAGTTGGTATATATGGTTATCCTGCTAAAGCAACTTCTCTTGTTAGATTTTGTAAATTAATTAAATCTGGCAGATTTGATTCACGTATAAAATTTATAGTAGATGACGCAATATTAAAACAAGGTAAATATATTCCTGGAGGAGAATTTAAAGTAGAATCTCCAAATGTAATAAAAGATTATCAACCAGATTATATGATAATATTGGCTTGGAATTTTGCAGAATCTATTATTAAAAATCATCCTGAATTTAAAGGTAAATGGATTATTCCACTACCAGAATTAAAGGTTATATAATGAAAAAAATATTAATAACTGGAACTGCAGGATTTATATTTTCTAATTTTCTTAGAAAAGTAATTAACAATCATAAATATCAGTTTGTAAGTATTGATAAATGTGTTCATCCATATAATATTAATAATATTTTCAATCATGAAAATCATAAATTTTATCTTGGAGATATTGGTGATGCACATTTTGTATCAAATGTGTTTAAAATTGAAAAGCCAGATTTTGTAATACATGGTGCTGCTGAATCTTTTGTTGATGATGCAATAAAAAATGCTAAAAATTTTACATATTCTAATGTTCTTGGAACTCAAAATATAGTTGATGCATGCTTAGCATATAATATTGAAAAAATGGTTTACATTTCAACTGATGAAGTATATGGACATTTAACATCAAAACAAGATTTATCTTGGGATGAAGAATTCTTTCCAAGACCACGAAATCCATATAGTGCAACTAAATATGCTGGAGAGTGTATTGTATATGCCGCTCATGAAACTCATGGATTAAATTATAACATAACTAGAACTTGTAATAATTATGGTCCTCGTCAACCTCCCAGAAATTTGGTACCAAAAATTATAACTTGCCTAATGAATGATGAACCAATACCAGTTCATGGTGATGGGTCTAATATTCGAGAATGGTTATATGTTGATGATAATGTTGATGCAATTATGAAAGTATTGGAAGATGGTGCGCCAAGTGAAATATATAATATTGGATCTGGAGTAGAATTAACTAATATGGAAATGATTCATGAAATATCTTTAGTTATGAATAAAAAGCCAATTATAAATCATATTAAAAATAGACCAGGTCATGATTTTAGATATTCAATTAATTGTGATAAAATAAAAAATTTAGGGTGGCGAAAGCAACATTCATTTGATAATGCAATTGATAAGACCATTTCATGGTATTTAAATAATAAGGATTCATTTAAATAATTTATTAAAATAATATGAATAATTATGAATTATTTTAATAAATGGAGTAAAAATGGGATCCAATAATTTTTATACAAAAACATCATCTGCTAGTTTTATAGTTAGAAATATAGCTCCACAAAATAAAAGACTAACTGTTTTTGGCACACCAATTGAATATGGAATGACTTATGATTTATTGTCAATTCCAGAAATATCTGAAGCAGATATTAGAGAGTCTTTATTAAAAGGTGAATTAGCAAATAAAATTCAAAAAAGACAAATACAAATTGTTACATCTACTATTGATGTAATTTCATCAATTAAATTTCAACCAGGAGGATTGCCATCCTTAGGAGTAGTAACTACTTGGGCAGATTTAATCGCAGTTATTGATCAATCTAATGTTCCTCTTAATATTTATTTTGATAGTGTTTCATATTCTAATGGAAAATACTCAATTCCAGCAGGAACTTATAATATGAAAAATTCATCTATAATTGGTGTTAACTTTGGATATCCATATAATGAATTAGATATATCTAATGGAGTAATTTTACAAAATATAAAAGAATTTAGAGATAATATTAAAATTGATTTTCAAAATAATACTGTAGGAGTTTCTCAAATATCAAATGAGCAATATGGGGTTGTAATTTTTGATAATGTTAGGGTGACATGTTCTGGAACTACAAATGGAATATTAATACCTACAACACAATTAGGATTTTTAATTGAATTTAGAAATCAAGCAATATTTCAACAATATGCTTCTAATACAGTTAAATTGATAAAAGTAGGAGCTGGAGCATTTGCAACTTTAAGATTTTTATCATCTCCTGGTGGTACGGCTTGGTTTCAATATATAATAGAAGCTGCTGATAATACTGCAATGATAAGTTTTGCTCATGTTGGTCCTATAGCTGCTCCAACACCTGGATCATGGATTATTTCTAATGGTTTTACTGCTGCTAATACTCTTATTGAAGATCCTCAAGGTATGGCAATGACAACTGCCAATAGAAATTCTATTGGATCAAATATATCAAAATCTGCAGGTAATTGGTATTATGATACCACTGTAAATAAACCAGTTTATTGGAATGGTTCTGCATGGGTTGATTCACAAAATGTTTCAGTTTAAAATTATTAGATAATTAGCAATATATTTAAAAGAAAGAATTAAGTCAAATGAAAAATATAGTTTTAATTGGTGCTGGAGCTTGGGGTAAAAATTATATTAAAACTTGTTTAGATTTTCCAAGAATTAATTTAATTGTTGCTAATAGAAATAACTGGAAAAATTTAATAGATGAAAAGCCAGATGGTGCTATTATTGCAACACCACCAGACTCTCATGTAGATATTGCTTTATATTGTTTAGAAAAAGATATTCCAGTTATAATTGAAAAACCATTAGCATTATCTTTAAATGATGCAAAAAGATTGGAAAAATATTCTGATAAAATTCTTGTAAATCACATTCATTTATTTTCATATAATTATCAAAATATGAAAGCTCTTGTTGATTTAAGCAAAATCAAAGAAGTAAGAACATGTGGAACTGGACCAGTTAAAAGAGAATATTCAAATTTATTTGATTATGGAGTTCATGATTTATCTTTAATATTTGATTTGTTGGGAACTAATCCATTAGAAATTAGTGCATTTAAAGTAGATGGTTGGTATAGAATTGATTTAAAATATCCAGAAGCTGAAACTCATACTATAACTGGTGTATGTTCCGCTAAAGAACGATCATTATCAATTAAAACAAATGAATTTAATATTTATTATGATGATCTTAAAAAAGAAAAATTACCATGGACACCATTACATAATGTAATAGATACATTTATGGATTATATTGAGTGCGATTTAAGAGATTATAGAATGGGCTTAGATATGTCATTTAAAATCTTAGAAACATTAGAAAAAATAGAAAAATCTATAAATGAGTAATATTACTGCATATATTCGATAATATTTAATTGGAGATATAAATGGCGCATCCTTATCTAAGAAAAAGAAGAAATCCTGATAAATATAATTTTTTTAAAAGATTATCAGTATCTTGGAATCAATTTGGAGCCATTGATGGATATACTAATGGACCAGCAACAGGATATATGAATGCTGATGGATATGGACCAGATATTGTTATTCCGTTTGTAAGTCAATCATTATTGCTTATTACAGAAGGTGCTGGAACATCAAATGTAGTTGAATATTCTTTTGATGGAGTAACTGTTCATGGAGATTTGACTCCAACAAAGAAAACAGAAATGTTATTATTTGATAATAGACAAATTAATTTTATTTGGTTTAGAATAAAATCTGGCTCAACTGGACCTGTTGATATAAGAATAGAAGCGTGGTCAATATCATAAAGATTTTATAAATGAAAAGAAGTAAGTTAATTAAAAATAAATGTGAAATTGAATCTTGTAATGTAACAGATCCAAATCTACTACAATTACATCATATTATAGAGCGCACAGAAGTTAATACTTGCAATGATAATATTAATCTTGCAATTTTGTGTGGAAATTGCCATTTATTAACACATAGTGGTAGATTAAAGATTATTGGCGTTTATCCATCAACCAAATTACCAAATAAAAGAACATTAGTATATGAATTAGATGGAAAGAAAAATATTGATATTGATGAGCCTTATATTCAAATAAAGGCTAAATCATTTAAAATTTATAGGTGAGTGATGGACAATAGTTTAAAAATAGATATGACAGATCCAAATAATTTAAATAATACTGTTTTATCTGAAAAAGAAACTAGAAGAAGAATGTTAATGCATGCTAAAATGGTTGGCTGTGAAAAAGATATGCTTATTTTATTTGCAAAAGCAGATAAATTGTTAAAAAATTGTACTAATGAAAAAGAAAGACTTGATATTGCAAAATTATTTGTTGTAGAAGTATATCGTTTATTAGGTGGTGGTGGCGAGTTATATATAAATAATGAATTAGTATGTAAGGATATTTAAAGGAATTAAGATGGTTGATAATAGTAAATTTGTTGGTGAAGTGTTGTGGTTTGACTCAAAAAGAGGGTATGGTTTTATAGGTTGGGATAAAAGTAGCGTAAAACAAAAAGATCTTTTTGTTCATTTTTCTGATATTACTTGTGAAGGATTTAAAACTCTTTATAAAGGACAAAAAGTTTCATTTGGATTAGGCGTTAATAAGCATGGAGATCCAAAAGCAACAGAAGTTATTGTTTTAAAGCATTAATTTATTTTTTAATAAATAAAGATATAATTTGAACTACTAATCCTAATAATCCAGTAATAAATAATACTTGCATTTTGAAGGTTTCTTTATTTAATTCTTCATTTTGTTTGATGATTTTATCAAGTTTTTCTTGTGTTTTTTTATCAGATTCATCTGATTTATTTAAAAAACTAATTATTTCTTCATTTTGATCGGCAACACCAGTTTCAACCTCAATAGCTTTTCTGTTGACTTCAATAATAAGCTCTAGGTCTTTTTTATTTAAATGTTCGCTAATTGGAGGAGTTGGCATTTATAATTCTCATAAATTGTTAAGATTTTTTTTCTTTCTTCTATTCTTTATTTTAGTAATTACAGTATCACATTTTTCATTCAAACGAGTATACTCCTCTTGAACTTTAATTGGATCAGGATTTTCAGCAACAGATTCTGCTAAAACTGATTCAATTATTTTTGATTTACTTAGACCCATTTTTATTCCTTATGTTTTTGAATTTTTATTTCATCCAAAAGTGCTAAGTCTGCATTTTCTTGAGCAAATTTTTCTTCTTCTTCTTGTTTTGTTATTTTATTAACAATTCCATCAACATATAATTCTTCATAATCAACATGGTCTATTTTTAAAATAGATTTTCCTCTTCCTGGAAGATATGTTCCATTTTCTGACCACATATTTGATTCTTTGTCATACATAGTACTAATTACTGCCATATTATTATTAGAAATATTTGTTGGTGCAACTTTTCTTACAACAATAAATTTATTTTTTTTAAAAATTGATCCGTTTTTAGCAGATTTTTCAAGCTCTTCTAATGTATAATCATAATGTTTATTATCTAATAAATTAATTGATGAAAAAGATTTAACTGTTAAGTTTAGATCTGCTAAACTAACATTCATTTTAGACATATTTGTTATCCAAAATTCTTTTTTCATACAACTCCTCATTTATAATGTAATGTTATTAATAAAATTATAGTTAATAATAAAGCATACATGAGAGGTGCTCTGTGCAGGTTTTATCATATTTTCCAGGTCAAGAAGTTACAATAATTTTGGAATCATTTAATACTGATGGCTATAGAGCTGATGGTTATCAGTTACCAGATGGTTATATCTTGCCAGGAATTCGCAGGATAGTAAAACCAAATTTTACTGAAATGGATAATTATCCTACAAATATGACAAGGCTAGATACTGGTTTATTTTATTATAAATTTACTTTGCCAAAGGGCGCCACAGCTGTTGGAAGTTATCTGGTTGATGTTGCGTATTATGATCCAATATCAACTAATACAAAGCAAACGCTGTACCAAATAGTTGTTACAGCGCCATATGGAAACTTTAGCACAGGAACAGGATAAATATGGCAATTAAAGCTCGTGGCGAATTAATTGATGTTACAGATCAGGTTAATTTAACTGTACAATTTAAAGATCCATCTGGCAACCCTGTCGATGCTGATTCGTTCCCAAAAATTTCTATCATTCAACCAAGCGGTTTAGTACTTTTAGCCCCAACATCAGTGGGAATAACAAGAGTTGATGTTGGTAAATATTCCTATATTTTTACAGTTCCAATTAATGGTCCTTATGGTGTTTTTAATGATGTTTGGCTTGCTTATATAAATGGATTTAGAGTTGAAACAACATTTCAATTTGTTGTGGCTCACACTCAAATGCCAGCAATTAATACAGACGGTTATGTTCATTTGGGAGATGATCCTGGATTTAATTATTCGCAAGCGGCAATTAAAAATATAAATAAATTGATTAAATCTGTAAGGGCAAGATTGAATAGTGCTGGCAAAGCTAAATCTACAGATGCATATGGGAATGTTGTATATGTAGATTGTGATATTTTTTCAGTAGATATGTTTGTTACATTTTTAGCAACTGCTTTATGGGATTTTAATCAAGTTCCATATTTTACATTTTTTCAATTTGATGATGATGCTTTTGTTGAACAATTTGGAGAAATTTTAGTTGAAGGTGCAACATTATATGCTTTAGCATCTAAAGCCTTAATAGAACGTGGTAGAGAATTTCAAATAACAGATAATAGTATTAATTTTAATCCACCAACAGTTTCTGAAATGTTAAATACACAATATAATACTCTTTTAACATCATATACTGAAAAATTAAAATATATTAAAAATTCACTTAGACCGGCTCCAAAAGGACTTGGTGTATTTAGTATGAACAGTTCTATCAACCCGGCTTTTGCAAGATTGAGGCACTTGAGAAGTAGAAGAATTTATTAATGCCTTATTTTATTAACTCCATCAACAAAATTCTGTTTTGCTGAATATGGTCTTAAATTGTCTAATGACCAACATTTCTTAAACTCATCATCATTCATCGAATTATATTTAAAAGTTGAATGAGGAATTATATGATCAATCTGCCATGCCCATGTAGATTGATCATCATCTTTCCAAGTTTTGGGGCTATATTTTCCATAGTTATTCCAAGTCATCCATGGCTCAAATTGTTTTTCTAAATGATTTTTTAACTCCTCAATTGAATATTCTAAATATTTTATTGTAGATTTTCGATTTTTTGAAAATCCATTTGATTTTAGATGAAAATTAATATTTGCAGATATATTGCATTTTAATTTAAAATTTAAATCAGTAGATCTGCGTTCTTTTAAATATTGATTTTGATAGTCTTTTATTTTAGTCTTATTTTTAATAGCATATTGCTTGGCAGAATTAATAATTGTTTTTTTATTATCAACATAATATTGTTGATTATATTCTCGTTTTTCACTCTTATGATCACTATAATATTCTTTTCTATCTTCTAATATTTTATCTTTATTAGATTCATAATATTTTTTTTTCTGATTTAGAATTTTACTTTTATTATCTTGATAATAAGATAAGTCATATTTGTGTTGATATTCTTTAATCTTATCAAGATTATTTTCTTTATATTTTTTTATTATTTCAGTATTACATAAACGACATATGCCGCCGCTTCTTTTAAATTGACAATTAGAAAAAGCTATATCTTCTTTTATAATTTTGCATTTACCACATTTTTTCATATTAGCCTCATAACTAATATATCACACTATTGGTAGAAGTTAAAGTTATTTAGTTGCAAACTTGTAAAACAAATTTGCAGATTGTAATAAGAATGAACTTTTATTAATTGATGGTAATGGGCAAATAACGCTTAAACTGTCAGTATTTATACCATTATCTCCACTCCATAAACAAATTTCATTTATTTCAAATGTAATTGGCTTAATTTTAAAATCTTTAATTTCTTTATCAGCATATGATAAAGTAATATGAGGCTTATAGTCTTTAAATGTTTTTAAATAATCAATTTCTGCTTTATCTAAATGTTTTTTAAGATTTTTATTAATTTTTTGCAAATCTTCAGATTTAATTGGAGAAATAATTGGACAGGGATTATTTTCTCTTTTTGGAAAACATGAGACTTTATTTAAAGTAATTTCAAATGGTTTTATTTCTTTGCATGCATCATACATTGCTTCTAAAGATTTAGATACATTTTTAATTGGAATGTTATCTTCAAAACAAATTAATGTAATATGCATGTCTGATGTATCTGTTTTTTCGCCATCAATTTCAATTTTTTTTAATTCGTTACATATTTTTGTTGGTATTTTTATTCCAATAAATGCCATTTTTATCCTGACGTTAATATATCTGTGCATTAAAATATATAATAATGCAGATATTTTATAGGAGTTACGTATATGAGTAAATTTATTGATCGTTTAAATATTTTGGCTGATAAATTTGAAAGAAATTTGGTCAAAAAAGCTCAAGAAGCAATGCCATTACAAGAGCCAACGGTATCAGATGTTTATGCGTTTCAAAATTGGTTAGATTCTAATTTTCCTCAAGCAGCTAAAAATAAAATAGCAAATGAAATTGCAAATACTATTCCAGATGATTTAAATTCACTTTCAATCAGTTTAGGTGTAGCTAATAAAGCATTACAAATTGTAGCATTAGTTAATGGTTCTCCAAATAAAACTGCACTTGATATTGTAAAAAAACATGTTGCTCCTAAAATAGCTGGACAATTAGCTTCTTTCCCAGATAAATCAAAATATAATGGATGGATAACTTATCCAAAATAATATGAAAAAAGAAGAAAAAATACCATTATCTGATGTAAAAAAACTTCCTTTTAAAAGTCTTATGAGATTTATTAATAAAGGAAAGTCTTTTATTAAAAAAGATAAAGTTATGATAAAAACATTTAAAGAATATGGTGTTGATATCAATGAAATTGATTTCATCCCAACATATTTTAAAGATCTTGATGTTTCAGCAAAAACTGATCATGGTATTGTTTATCTTAATTATAAGCTTTTAACTGATGGTGATTTTTTTAAAGATTTTTCATATTTAATTCATGAATATACTCATTGGCTTCAACAAACAACTGGAAACAAACCAACTCAAAGCTCAGATGATGGTAGTTATTTAGATAACCCTGCAGAACAAGAGGGATTTCAAAATCAAATTGATTTCATTTCTGACCATTTTGGTGATGAAGAAGCCAATGATTATGTAGATAATTTACTTGATCATCATGATATTACATCCAAAGATGAGAAGAATGACAAAAAAGAAATATTAATGTCTAAAGTCTAACTATAGTATATATACACTCTCCCTATAATAATACCCCATGTATTTGTCGAGAGTTGCTTGCATAATCTTAAAAATAATTTTTCTATAAAAGGCTAATAAAGCAGAATAATAGTATGGTTTATTATCCGCAATATGTTAATGTTGGTACAGATGCTGTCAGCTCTATGGGCGACGGATCAACTATTAATGTAAAATGGTTTCAAGCAATACCAACTGATGGTTATAATATTGCTTATCATATTTATTATTCTACAGAAAAAGAAAAAGTATTTTATGATGGAGTTAAATACATATCAATAGACTCTGCATTAGAGGCTAATTTAATTGGATTAACTCCAGGTCAAGAATATTTTATTGCTGTTAGACCTGTAGAATATAATCCACTTACAACTGATTTGACAACATTATCTATTGCATATGATAATCTTAGAGTTTATCCAAATAGTTTATTAAGATCAAATATATCTGCAACAGATTTAACAATTCCATTATTAGATATTACGGGTTTTCCCTCAACTGGAATTATTAAAGTTGGAGTAGAATTAATACAATATTTATCTGTTGACACATTTAATAATAATTTAGTTTTATCATCTATCAGTCAAAGAGGAATTCCAAATACAGAAGCAAGATCTCATACAACAGATGGTTATGATGGTTATTATACTTGGGATCCAATGGTAAGTTATTTTACATTAACTGAATCTAGAAATTTTGATAGAATATATGCATGTCAATCAAGATTTGAATATCCAAATTATGCTTATACACCTGTAGATGGTTATTTGCAAGTTAATAAAGATTTATTGTCATCTGATTTAAGTGCAGCGGAAGCAACTAATTTAATTTATCCAAGTTATGATTATGCGGGTTGGCATAGAACAGATCCGGTTCAATTATTAAATGGAACATGTGTTGGAAGCTATATTGGTGGTGAAATGGGATGTATTGACCAATATGGAAATGTTCAAATGATTAGAGGATTATCTGTTCAAGATCAAAATAATCAAAGACAAGAAATGTTATTAAGCGTTACTGGAAGACCAGCAGTTCTTATTAAAAGATCTCATACTGGAATTGTTTGTTCATGTTATCTTGCAACTGGAGAGTATCCAGATGACAGATGTCCAAAATGTTATGGAACTAAATTTGTATTTGGTTACGAACAATTTTTTAATCCAAGAAGATCTGATGGAAGAATTATGGTTAGAGTAAGTCCTGCAGAAGAAACAACAAAAATGTATGAAGCGGGATTAGAGTCAGAATTTCCAATTGATCTTTGGACTATGGCTTCGCCAATAATAAAACAAAGAGATGTATTGGTTTTATTTGATCAAGATAATAATGAAGAATTTAGATATGAAATATTAAGTGTAAGTAGAAATAATACCTTAAATGATTTAATGGGTGGTCAAAAAATGCGTGCAGTAAGAATTAGAAAGACTGATCCTGCATATCAAATTAGAGTTTTTAGAGATACAAGTATGTTCCCAGAAAAACTTAATACTGGAATTGGTATGGCATCAAATATTGCTCCACATACTCATGAAATTGTTATAAATGAAAACATAACATCAGTTTCTCAATTAAATCAAACAACTAATGTAGTGCAAGGTCATAATCATCCAATAATAAATGGTGTTGTTATGGAAGTTTTAGGTCATACTCATAAGATAATAATCTAATTACGGTCATGTGCATATTTTACTATTCAACCATGACCTTTTATATATATAAAATAACCAATCTAATAAATAATAAAATCTATATTGGGAAAACTGGAAACTCACAGGAAAGATGGGAAAAGCATAAAATAATAGCTATTGGTGGTAAGGAAAAATATCCTAAACATTATTATCCAATACATGCAGCATTAAATAAATATGGTATAGTAAATTTTACATTTGAAATAATAGAAAACTATAATGAAGAGCAATTATCTTATGAAGCTGAGAAAAAATGGATTAATTACTATAAATCTAATGATTCAAATTATGGTTACAATTTAACTATTGGTGGTAGAGGTATTATTAGTAATAAGCCAGTTTCAATTGAAACTAGAAAAAAAATATCAGCTGCGCAAAAAGGAAAAGTAAGAAGAAAAAACTATACTAATTCTGAAGAATTAAAAAATAAAATGAAAGAACTATCATTACATAATAAAAATATTTTAACAGAAAGTATGAAAATAGAAATACTTGATTTATTTAATAGTGGTAATTTTACAAAGAAACAATTGGCAGAGAAATTTTCAATAAAAATAGAATCAATACGATACATAATTGCATATCATAATAACAATGGTTTTAAAACAAAAGAAGAAAAAAGAAAAAATAAATCTATCTCAAAACTTGGCAAAAAACATTCACATGAACATAATGAAAAAATATCTAAATCATTACAAGGAATTGTTTTTACTGATACTAGAAAAATGAATATATCTAAATCATTAACTGGTAAAATAATGTCACAAGAAACAAAAGATAAAATAGCTGCAACACTATCAGGCATACCAAATTATATTGATTTAAAAAAACAAATAATAGAAGATTTTATAAGTGGTAAATATAAACAAATAGAATTATCTAAAAAATTCAATATAAGTTATGATGTAGTTAAAAAAATAATTAAACAATATAGGATTAATAATGTCTGATACACCAAATTATAAAAGATCAGTTGGCAGGCTTGTGACAGATCGTTTTGATTTTGAAAGTCATGTCAATGGAACTGCGTTTAGACATGAAGCTTCTAGTATAGATGTTGTTCCTGCCGTTACAATTGACGGGTATTCTAAGAGTACTGTTCAGAGTGCCTTAGAAGCAATTTCATTAATTGCTTTTCCTCCAACAATCGTAGATGCCACCGCCAGTGTAAAAGGAATTATAAAATTAACTGGAGATTTAGGAGGAACCGCTGACAGTCCAACTGTGATAAAGATTCAAGGTAGACCAGTTAATACAACAGTTCCTTCTTTAAATCAAGTTTTAACTTGGGATGGCGCTGCTTGGGGACCATCAGCAGCAACCACGGGGTTTACTGCTGGAAATGATTTGTCTGGAAGTAATGTATCTCAAAATATTGTTAAAATAACTGGAAATGGTGGTTCTGTAGATATTGTAGCTTCTGAATTTATTTTTAATTTAGATATTGCTCCAATAATTAAAATTGCACAAGAACCAGCATTAGGTAGCAGTGGCGTTCATCCAATTACAATTGAAGGTCAATCATCTAATTTTGCTGGAAGTACTGGTGGAGATATAGTTTTTAAGCCTGGAGTTGGAACAGCTTCATATGGAAATGTATATACATTAACAAATGGATCTGATGTATTATTTGAAGTTGGTCAAGTATTTAGTAATACAAATAGGGTTGTAAGTTTAGTTAGAGGATCTGAAGTTGTATCTGGAGATGTTCCAGATGGAGATATGGTTGTTTATATAGGAAATGCTGCAACTAATCCAACTGCAGCTCCTAGTGCTGGTGCAATTTTATATGCATCTAGTGGAACTTTAAATGTTATGCAATCTGATGGAGTTAATTTTCAAATAGGTTCAATACCAAACCCAACTGTTTGGGGACCAGATGGAGCTAAAGTAGTTTCATATAGAGTTACTGGACAAACTACTGGAGCAGCATCTATTGATTTATTAAGTTATACAATGCCAATTAATACAACTATTAGGATGGACGTAATTATTTTAGGAAAAGAAGTTGGTAGTGTTGAATGTGAACAAATGAATTTAAGCCATTCTGTTACTTGGGATGGTGGAGCATTTATTTTAATTGATGGAATTCCATTAACAATATCTGATCCTAAACGCAGCGCAATTGCTGGCGCAACATGGACCGATCCAGATATTGTTGTTTCAGGAGCATCATTAGTTTTGAAATCTGGGTTTGGCACAACAGAAACTATTAATTGGATGGCAACCGTACAAATTATTATATTAGAGGCGGTTTAATGCCAATTAATAATGGTTGTATGATAATTCCGCGAAATTCTGTATATAAAACAAAAACAGAATTTGCAAATATTGTTCCTCCTAATTTAGCAGATTGTGGTCAAAGTATTTTATTTGTTGTCACATCAGAATATTTAAATCCTATTGATAATATATATTATCCAGTTCAATCTGGTGATATGTCATTAATTGATGGATATACTGGTGAAATTTTAGATACTCAATCAGTTGGTGGTGGCGGCACATTTTCATTTACAATAACTAATTATACATTATTTAGAGTAATTTATGCAAAATTTTTAGGAGTTACAGGATTATATTATGAAAGTCAAAGCGATAATACCGCTTATTCTGTAATAAAGGCATTAACTACAATTACAAGCGCTTCATCACATAATATTAATCATGCTATAGATGGTTATGTAACATTTGATTTTGCCACAACTAATATTTATGTTACTTTAGATGGCGGAACTGTAGATTTTAGATTATATTATGATTCTGTAAATTTTATTTCGTTAGCGTCAACAACTATACATGCCAATCAAGCAATAGCAAGAATACCAGCCAATACAATGACATCTGGCAACACTTATTATTTATCTGCCTTATACTTAGGAAGTGGTTGTATAAGTCCAGAAACAAATGGTCTGGAAAATGGTGGATTTTTAATAAATGCAACATAAAGTTACCTTAATTTTTTAATATATTACTTGTTTTGCATAAGTAAAGAGGAGAATAAGATGGATAATGCATTACAAGCCATTTTTACATGGCAATTTCTTTTATTTTGTTTAGCGGTTTTTGGAATAACATCTATTATTAGAAAAATTGTTGAATATTTACTTGTAAATAATTCTTTTATTGCAAAAGAATCAAAAGTTTGGAGAGATTTAATATTACCAATATTACCAGTAACAGTTGGTGTTGTTTTTGCAAGTTTAGCAAAAGCTTATCCTTATCCAGTAAATATGGAAGCATTTAGTGCAAGAGTTGCTTGGGGATTGGCTAGCGGTTTACTTTCAGGTTTAACTTATAGAATAGTAAATTCTTTTGTTACTGCTTTTATTACAAATAAAGTTCCAGGATCAATTGTTAAAGATATTAATTTAAATGATATTTCTTCTGAAACTCAAAATACTACAGAAAATAAAGAAGAAAATAAAAATAATTAAGATATATTATCTATAATAACAAATAAGTAAATAAGAACTAAAAATATGGTGAGATATGATAAAATTTCCTTCAGCTATTGATGATGATTCAAGCATTCCATACGTTAATAATAATATTAACGAAATTGGTGAAGAAGTTGTTAATGCTATACGTGACGCTACAATTTCTTTAGAAGAGGTTGTTGGAATAGGTGCCCCTGGAACAACAGGATCTATTGCTGAAAGGTTAGGCGTTTCAATTCAAGCTGATGGTTATATAAAGCCATCTGCTTTAACCTCTTTAGGGTTAGTTACATTACCAATAACAAATTCTCAAATAGCAAATAATGCTGGTATACCAGAATCTAAATTAACACTTAATTATAGGACAAGTGATTTATTTAATTATATTCAAGATCTTTCTAGACAAGTTGCAAATAATACTGGATGGATTTCTGTTAGTGGTATGAAATTAGAACCACATATAACTGGTTTTGCATTTTTTCATTATTTAAATCATATATTAGTTTCAACAAATCCTTCTAATTATTTTAAAAATAAATTTAATTTACTTAGAGATAATTCTGATTCATTTAATGCGATTAATGAAATAAATAGTGAACTTCTTGAACATCAATGGGCAGATGGTTCACCATTTGGATTAATTCAAAATGTTACAACAAATAATGGATCAACTTATCCATCTAATTATGCTCATACTGCGAGTGGAATTTTCTTAAATACAAGCAGATTTACTACAATACCTCAAACATTAAAAGATTTACAATTATTTGCTGATTTTATTGATGATTCAAGTATATTTTTACTTGGAAGTAGGATACAAAATTTATATTCAAATGGAATTTCAAAAGTATCTCGTTCATCATCATTTATTACTGATGGATATGGTCAACCAGTTGCAGAAACAGTTAAAGCAATAACTTACTTATTAAATACTGGAATTGGTAGCGCTCCATTTGATGATATTGAAAAAGGTGATGATATAATTGAATTAGTTCCAACAGGAACATTACTTACATCTAATTCATATGATGCTCAATTTTCTTTAGTTAAATCTGGAGATATAATTAGAGTAAATTATGGAACAGTTGAAGTGCCATTTATAATTAAAGAAAAAAAATATATACAAGATGGAATTAATAAAAAATTCTTTGTAAGAATAAATGGAAAAAATTTAGCTTATAATGCAAATGCTACTGCAAGAATAGATCGTTCTTTAGTTAATCCAAACAAATATGGTGTATTGGCATTAGGTGAAGTTAATAATTTATTTTCAGAAACTCCAAGTTTAATTGTTGGGTCTCCAAGAGGTCCTGAAGCATTAGGAATTGGATTTAATCCAGACTTATTAAATACAGATCATTATCTTTTGTATTTAGCTCTTTATACTACTGGAAATCCAAAAGACGGATATACAATTCTTCCAGGAATTGATGTTACTGGAAATGCTGGTATTACTCCTGGTAAATATACATTAGAATCTGTTGTTGAGGCAACTAATAATGCATTTAGACAATCTGGATATAATTATAGATTTATAGCATTTTCACATAATGGAAATTTTGGAATTAAACTTGCAGATTCCTATAATAATCCTGCATTTTCTATTTTAAGTGCAGTAGTTAATCCAACTGATGGAACTTATGATAAAAATGGAACAAATATAAGTTTTAGTAAAAATGTTATTGACGTATTTAATACTCCATTAACATTTGGTCAAGATGCATTAGGATTTGGTCCATCTGCTGCTGATTTGGCAAGTCCACCATTTATGACTACATATGGATCTGCTGCAGCAGCTGTTCATGCAACTAAATTATTTGTTTCTCTTAAGAGAAATAATTATTATGTTAATGGAATAGAGCAAGAGCAAATGGCTGCAGATGTTGGTCAAGTAATTGATGGCTATGGAGATGTATATTGGACAGCAACTGTTTTATCTAAAAATCCTGTTCCAGCACCAGCACCAGCAGGGCATGTTGAAGTAACATATAGAATTCCATTAGATTTATCAACATCTAATTTAAAGCCAGGAAAAACATTAGTTGTTCAATCATTAAATCATGGTGGAGCCCTTGTAGATTTTGGTAGATTTATAATTAAATCAGTATTATATACTGGTGTATGTACACCAACAGCATCAACTGATATTACAGTTTATGATGGTGTTCATGCCACCGGAATATCACCATCAACTATATTAGATGTTGGAAGTACTGTTGCAATTTATTTTGATAGCACATCAGTTTCATTTAATAAAGAAAATGCTTCTGATATTTTATTATCATCATCTCCAGCATTTAAAAGACATTTTGAAGTATTAATTAATCAAGAAGGTCTTACTTTTACACATGAACGTGCTAGAATGAATGCTAGTGGATCCACAATTACATTAAATGGATCAATTCCGCTTTATTCTTATTCTGAATTTGCAAAAATTAATATAGTTAAAGTATCTCCAAAATTAAGAGGATATCAATTTGGTCAAATAAGAAAAATAACATTCCATATAGATCTTTATGATGATACTACTGGTATTTATTCTGGATATCTTGGAAATTATGACGGATCATCATTTGTAAGTTATGGAAAACTTATAACTGGAAGAAAAGGTGAAGTTGTAAGATTTTATGATTCTACAAATGTAGATTATATTGATTTTATATTTGATGTAAATGATACAATATCTACATTTGCAAATCATAATATTGATATTCAATTATTTCCAACATTATCATTAGATGATGAAATTATGATGTTAGGTACTTGTCAGTTAAATGATATTACAAATAAAATTACACATCTTCGTGATGCTCGTCAATTTGGAAATATTGCTGAAAAAGATTTAAGTACATCAGCATTGAATTTAATTTCATTACCAGAAAAATTATTACATGGAAATGGTGTAATAAGAGGATTTGATCTTGCTAATGAGTCAACATCAGCTCCAACAAATGAAGTTCATATAATGGGCGGATTAGTATTAGTTGATGGTAAATTAATAGAGATGAATGATGCCAAACTATATATTCCAGCTCTTGTTGAAACATATTCATCTACTTATTATAAAATTAATTGGGCATTATGTGTAAATAATAAAGGAGAATATCAATTTCAACCATTATTAGATTATGATTCAGCTTTAGGAACAGTAAGTACTGTTGATAGAGTAATGAAAGTATTTAATCCAAATAATGGACAACAATATTTTATAGATGCAAATACTTTTTCAGATATTTTAAATAAAAGAAAAGATTTGACAATATTATATATAATTGGAAGCACAGTAATTATGTCTCCATTACCAGCAGAAATTAGTTTAAATATTTCTGATGCTAGAAGATATGTTACAGATGTTGATAATAACATTCCACTAACATTAACTGTTGGTGATTCTCAAGGAAGTTTTAAAAACTCAATATCAATTTTTAATTGGATTAAATTTAATAATGCATTTAATGGAACTGCATATTTAAATGGTGCAACAGATGAAGTAATAGATATACCTTTAACTTTTAACTTTGATCGTATTGTTACAATTGATGGTCAAAATAATTGCTCTATTAAATTTAATGAAGCAATTAAATTAGGCTCAAATGTTACATTTAAAAATATGACTATATATTTTTATAATACATTAGAAGTATTAACTGGAGCATCTAATATAACTTTTGAAAATTGTATATTAAATATTGAAACTCTTACAGGATCTCCTCCAACAGATAATATAATATTTGATTTTAATTTATCTGATAATATTAAATTTAAAGAATCATCAATATCGGTTGCATATTCTGATCAAAATTCTGGTGGCGCTGTATTTAGACTAACAAGTTGTGGTAAATTTAGATTTGATGATAGTTCAGTTAATGTAGTATTTAATCCAGGTCCAGGTCAAGAAGTTCCAGGACAAATATTTATAATAAATAGTCTTGTAAATTCTAGTGATCCAAATTTTGGAGTTAAAATAACAAATTCTACATTTAGTGGAAACTTCTTACAATTTATGGTTAATAGTGCAAGTAATATTTATCTTTATAATTTAAATTTAACTAGCACACATAGAGTTAATGTTAATCCGGATATTTATTTATCAGATACTACAAATGGAATGCCACAAGCATTTACATATGATAATACTAATTTAGTTAATTCTGGTAGAGGTTGGTATTATTCTAATGTATCTTCTCAAATAACAGATATTACTATAGATAAAGTAACATTTAATTATGCTCCATCTACAGCAGATTCATATAGATTAAGTTTTATTAATTTTGAATTAACTGCATATAATGCATCACTTAAAAATGTTAAAATAACAAATTGTAAGTTTAATTCTTTAAATATTAATTCAACAGTTGATGATATATTTGCCGCAATTTCTATAATTAATAGAACCCAAGCAATTGCTAAAACATACCCTCAACCATTATTATATAATGTTGAAATTGCTAATAATGTATGTAATAGAAATCAAATGATATTACTTACTTCTGAAACAGTTTCAGATTTTATGTATTATCCTGGTCTTGTACCTTCTGGTGTTAATATTCATAATAATATTTGCGGAACAATAGGATATTGGGTTTCAGCAGACTCTAAATATGTAAATACTACCCCAAATATAAATTCTTATACGGATAAAAATTCAAATATGACAATTAAAAATAATACTTGTCATTATATTTCAAATTTAGATCACAAAGGAAAGTATTTTTATACTACAAAGATATCTTCAGGTCGTACAGTTAATAAATGTAATTATCCAACAGCTTTTGTAAATATAGATAAAAATAAATCTAATTGGATTCATGTTGGAAACACTTCAACTGAAAACTCATCATTGCAAATAACAAACAATTCACTTTGTGCATATGATCCGGATTTTATTTCATTATATGGAGATGGCGTTGGTGGATTAGGTATGGGATTTTCTTATGGATTTGCAATAGTTGCCGCATCTAATATTCATGAGATTGCTGCAACATCTGCTGATACAGATGTTCCAGATTCTCCATGTCTTATAATGGGTAATACTGTTGGTAAAGGATATTGGACACAGACATCATTTACATTTAAAGAATATCAATATCCAATAGGATATATATTTTCACAAGGATCTTGCCAAATTTCATATAATACTTTAAAAGGAATTGATGGAACAGTAGTTCTTGGAATTCCAGTAAGTGTTGGAATTTTAACTAGTGGAGTTAATAATATAGTAACACATAATAGAATTTATAGAAATGGTGAAACTATATTAGCATATGTAGGACATGGAACTATAGATTTGCCATTATGGAATGGTGAATCTTCCCGTGGAATTGTTACTGATAATTTCTTTGATAGTCCTTGGATTACTGATGTGTCTCATGTTGATGCAACCGAAGTATTAGTAAATTTAACATCTTTTGGTGCAACATTAGCTACTAAATGGACTATAGAAAGAAATATAAATCAAACTGTTTCTGTAGCTGTTCCAATTACTACTGCTCAATTATATGGAACTGTAGGGATGGCAAGCACCACTACTCCTCCAACATATGCATTAGATCAGTTTGTAACATGTGCTCCTGGTATTGATTCTCTTGGTTTAAGCAAATCATTAGTATTATGGATACATGAATCAGATACTGTCACACCAGCAGATAAATATTATGGATGGCAAGAGAATTTAAATAAATATTTGCCAGATAATGTTAGAATTATTAAAGCATCAATGGGAGTAAGACCATTTAATTCTGTTGTTGAAGCGACAACAAGCAAAGTATATTTAAGTTTAAATGTGTATAATTTTGCACTAAATTATGTTGATTTAGATTATTTTACATCTCCACCAACAGGATTATTTCCACCATATGGCGTTGGAGTAAAAGATTCTAATATACTTAATGATTCATCTCCTCAAGCAGCAACAATTACTGGTGGTATGATAAATAGTACATCATTAACTATTCCTGCAACAATTGATACTACTACTGCAGGACCTTCTAGTTCAGATATATCTTATTTATTTATGACTGGAAGAGGTATTCCAATAGGAATTTCACTTGATATTCAATTTAAGAGGGTTGCTGGTGTAGATTTAGATTTATATTTCTCACCACTATTAATTAAATATAGATGGTAATATGAGTAGTAATGATGTTTTTAAATCAGATCTTTATGGTTTGTACAATTTAGTACAAGCTTCTATGCTTGTATATCCTAAAGAAGTAATAGTTGAATTATTAAGAGATTGGTTTTCTAAAGATAGTTATTATCATTATTCAAAAGATCAATGGGGATTTCCAAACACAACAGATCACACAGATTTGCCCCCAGGAGCAGATATTCCTGTTGCTGGAGATAATTCATTATTAAGTACAAGACTTTATATTGGAGAAAATTATCGTTTTAATGGAATATATTATCCAGCTATTTTAGTAAAAAGTGGTGGTATGAGATATGTGCCAATCTCTATTAATAGAGAAAAAGGTAGTGTACAATATGAAGATGTTGTGTATGAAGATGGATATGGGCATTTTACTACAATAAAAAGACCAAAATCTTTTGTAACTGCTGGTGCTTGGGAAGGATCTATTATAATAGATATAATTACAAGAAGTTTAAGATCAAGAGATGATTTAGCGCAATTAGTTAGTATGTTTTTAACTGAAATTTCACCAGAAACATTATATGATATTGGAATTATAGCAAAACCAATACAAATTGGAGCTCCATCTGAATCTGATGATAGAAGTGATAAATTATATAGGCTAAGTATGACATTAGATATAAGAACTGAATGGAGAAGAGAAATTCCAGTAGGAAATTTAATAGATGTTATCTTTTTTACAGTAGATTTTCAAAATTTAGAAAATCCAAACTCTCCAGCAGCACATAATCTTACAATTAATAGTGATGTTAATATTTTTGACACACTATTAAATATATAAAATAATAAAGTTTTATTAACGGTAGGTAATAAAATGCAGTAATAATTTATTAAACAATATGAATATTACTACATTTTAATGATACAATCTACCAAACTGAGTGACAAGGATTTCAAATATGGCAAATATTCCCGGAGCTACAAACATCCTACCAAGCGTCGTTACAGAAATAGTAACTCAATCTCGCGGAGTGTCTATTCCTGGAGGTTCTCGCATTGCTGCTTTAATAGGAGAGGGTTCAACTGATGAAGTACTTGTCTCTCAAGCAAATGGTGGCGGAAAAGATGGATTAAATTCTACATATACATCAACATCTGGTTCTGATGGTAGACATTTTAGACTACAAAATTATCCATTAATTTCTAATAGAACTACATTATTTAAAAATGGAATACCATTAACTGGAACCGAATCTACAATTGATGGAAATACTTTTAGTAATACATATGATTATAGAATTGATATTTCAACCGGTAAAATAGAATTACAAAGAGCACATTTAGTAGATCAAGGTGGTGCTTATTATGTTCCAGTATCAACTAACGTTGGTGATGGCTATATTAGCTCATTAACATTACTTGATGCAAATGCTCCACCAGAAACTTGGACAGTTAGATGTGTATCAGTTCAAAGAAATGGTTTAAATCAACCAATTCAAGGCACTGCTAAATTTATAGCAATTGGCTCTGTTTCAGGTGCAAAATTAGACGGAAATGGTAATCCAATTATCTGGAAAGCAGATAATGTAGTTGTATCAAATACCATTTTGAGCTTTTCTATTGCAGAAACTTTAGTTGGACCAACAGCAGTATCAGCCTTCAGAGAAGGTGATGCATTTACAATTAAAGTTGCAAGTGGAGTTTTAGTTAGAGGTGACAGCTTAACTGCTAATATGATTCCATCACTTAATTTAAATGATCCTGTTTTGTTACAAGGCATGGATGATGTAATGAAGAGACACGGAACACCAAGTGTAGATAATAATTTGTCACTTGGCGCTCAATTAGCATTTGATAATGGTGCTCCTGCATTACTTACTGTTCAAGCAGCCCCTCCACTTCCAAGAAGAGTTTCATATACTTTAAGTTCAGCAGTTAATTCAACATCTACTAATGATGATGATTTTATTTTCCCATTGCCAGCTGGAGTTACACCAGATTTTAATTCAAATATTCATTTCTTTGTAACTAATAATACTACAAATGTAGAATCGCAAATTCTTCCAAATAAATTAGATTATTATTTATTAGATACTGCTGGATATCCAACAACTAATACTTTTATTCAAAGTTCAACTACCTGGGACTTTTACTATACTGTAAAAGAAGCAGCAGCAATAATGGCTACTGGTTTTGATGGATATATTGCTCGTGATGGTTCATCTACTACAGATGGTATATTTAGTTCATCAATTGCATTTGATTCAAATTATGTCGGAAAAACATTAAAAATAATTGATGCTGCCAATTCTGCAAACTCTGGATCATATACAATTAATAGTGTTTCTAATGGCAAATTATATGCAACTCATGAAACATTTACTACATTTACAGGTGAAACTGGTATAAGTTTTCAAGTTGTTAACGCTCTTACTGGTGCAGTATTAGGTTCTGCTTCTGATGGTTATCTTGTAGCTCTTACAGCTCCAAATGGAACATTTGGAAGTACTACTTTTGATTTTAGTACAATATCAAGTCTTACAACTAGAAGACTTAAAATTAATGGATCTACTTCTGGAAATAGTGGATTATATGATATAACTGCCTGGAATTCTGGAACTAATACAGTAACAATTACAAAGACAGTTGTTCATGAAAGTGCCATGAGATTTGAAGTTCTTAATTCTGATGAAACAAGCAATTATATAGTTATAAATAAGAGTGTTGTTCCTGATGGAGATGGATTAAGAGTAACAATAATTGATTCAAGAGAAGCTTCATTCTATGATGCTGGTTGGTCTGCAGCTCTTACATCATTAGAAGCTTTTGAATGTGACATATTATGTCCTCTTCCAAAACAAACTATTTCAGTTATTTTCCAAAATGCATTAACTCATTGTTTAACAATGAGCAACAATAGAAATAAGAAAGAAAGAGTCTTATTTATTGGAGCAATTAATGGATTAACTCCAGATAATTTATCTGGAACAACATCAGCAGCAGTAGAAAATATTGGAATTCTTGAAGGAATCCAAGGCGAAACTGTAACTGATATTTTAGAGGGAAATATTGAAGATTTAGCAAATTATTCAGTTCCAAATGCTTTTGGAACAACTTATAGATGTGTATATTTCTATCCAGATCAAATAGTTGTTCAAGCAGGAACAGAAACCACCCTTATAGATGGTATCTATATTGCTCCTGCAGCTGCTGGATATTTATCAAGACAAATTCAAATTCAAGAGCCATTAACTAATAAGGTTCTTAGCGGATTTACCATCTTAAGAAATAAACAATTCTCTACATTTACATTAGAGCAATTAGCTGCTGCTGGTGTAACAACATTACAACCAGTTGCTGGTGGAGGCAGAGTTGTTTGGGGTATCACTACCACTCAAAGTGGATATCCAGAAGAACAAGAAATTTCTATCGTATTTATTAGAGATAGAATAGCTAAATCACTTAGAGCAGGATTTGCAGGATATATTGGAACTGCGGAATTGCCAGAAACACAAGCAATTTTGAATACAAGAGCAATTCAATTATTGAATTCATTGGCATCACAAGGCTTGTTAACTGCATATAAAGATTTGGTTGTTAAGAGAGATGACGTTCTTCCAACACAATGGAATATCTCCGTAAGAGTACAACCTACATATCCAATTAACTTTATTTACATTAAGGTAAGTGTTGGTCAACTATAATTAGGGAGAAAATATAAATGGCTTTAGCACCAAATACACAGTCTACCTTGTCCTATGGATCAGGAGCAAATAAGACTAGTACAGCAATATCAACCAATATTCTTATAATGGTTGGAAATACTCCAGTAGGAGCAGTTCAATCATTACGTGTTGATGAAAGCAGACCAATTAAAATGGTCGATGAAGTAGGCACAGATGGTCATATAGATTCTGTTCCAAATGGTTCATCAAGTTTTTCTGGAAGTTGTTCTAGAGTAAGATTTGATAGATTAAGAGTTGCAGAAGCATTTGGCAGAGGCTTCACTCATGTACAATCGCAAGCATATCCTTTTGATATTGTCATTATTGATAAACAAAAATCAGATGCTGCAAATCAAGTTTCTACAGTAATTAAAAATGTATGGATTAAATCTATAAGTTATACTTATAGTGCTGATAATTGGTTAATTACAGATGAAATGGGCTGGGAAGCAGAAACAATTTACAGTGTAATTACTTCTGGAAGTGGTGTTCCTGTTGCTCAAGGTGGTGAAAGAGGAATTCCTTATATGAGTCTTGATATTGAAAGAAAGACTGATACAGGATTCAATGGAAGAAGAGGCTCATTGGACGCATCAGGATTAATAGATATTGGAAGCAGCGGTTTACTTTTCTAAGAAGATTTATTTTGATCCTCTGTTTTGAATTTTCTCCCTTTTCTAGCATTGGACATTTTTTTTCTTGTTTCTTCTGAAAATGGTTTTCGTTTTTTGCCTTTTTTAGATTCTGACATTTTTTGTTTGGTTTCATCGGAGTGTGATTTTCCATAATTTGGATTATCCTCTCCGATTTTTCCATACATAGGATTATGTATTCCACTCATTTTGCCTTTTAAAGAATCAGATATTTTATTTTTATGTTCTTCTGATAATATTTTTCCTTTATTGGCTTTTGATATTTTCTTTTTAGTTTTTTCAGAATGTATTTGTCCAAAAAATGGATTATCTTCACCAACTAATTTTCCTTTATTTGCATTTGATATTTTTTTTCTAGTATCATCAGTATGATGTTTACCAAACATGCCATTATTTTCTCTACAACGCGATTTTGACATTTTTTGTTTTGTTTCTTTAGATAATGTTATTCCAATTTTAATTTCTGATAAAATTTTTTTAGTTTCTTCAGAATGTGTTTTGCCAAAAAATGGATTTCCTTCACCATTATTTAATAAAGATAATTTTTGCTTTGTTTCTTCAGTCATTTTTTTATTATCGCCACCAAAATTTATATTATATCCAAATAATCTATTTTGAGTTTGCAAATATTTTATCCACCATTCTTCTAGTTTGTTACATTCTTCTAAAGAATCACATTCATCTATTTTTTCTATGTAAAAATTATCTATTCCATATTTTCTCATACTATTATATAAAGGATGATTATAAACATCTCTACTGCAACTTATATGTTTTAGCCATCTAGCATATATATTTATTGTTTGTCCTACATAAATTTTATTATTTACTTTATTGATAATTACATAGATATAGTGCATTGATTTTTCTCTTTTAGAATAATTGTCTAATAATACCTATATCATAAAATTAGTATAATTTGCCTACAATTGATATATATATTGTAGGGTGTTTTGTATTTATGGAGTTATAAATGGGTAATTTTGATAGTCCTCTTGGTAAAAAGAATTTTTCATCACAATCTTTAAGGGAATTTGATGTTCCAGATGGCGATGATAATGTTTCACAATATAAAGTGCCACATGTAGATGCCGAATCTTTAAGACATTTTCAACAAAGCTTTAATACAGAGCCCAAAGATCCACGAATAATTGAAGAAGAAATTCGTAATGCAAAAGAGGCAAGACGTAGTGGAGTAGAAAAAATGAGTGATGGCGCTAAGCGTAGAATTGAAATGCTAGTCGGAATCACTCGTAGTACTCGTGATGTTAATATTCAAGGAAATGTATTTTCTCTTCAAACATTAAAATCAAAAGAAATGCGTGAAGCTATTATGAGTGTTGCCAAATATGATGGCACTGTAGAAGGTCCATTTGAAATGAGAAAACAATATTTAGCCCGCTCTATTACTCATATTGCTGGTGTTGATATTAATAATTTTTTAGCATCAGACAAATTAGAAGCAAAACTTGCTTTTATTGATGAATTAGATGAGCCCTTACTTAATCATTTATATTCAGAATATTTAGAGCTAACAAAAGAGGCTAGGGAGAAATATTCTGTCAAATCAGATGAAGAAGTAAAGGAGGTTCTTGAAGACCTAAAAAAATAATACATGAACCGGATATGCGTTTTATTTGGTTTCTTTGTAAGGATATTTTCCATACAACTCCAGATGATGAACGTATTACAGACATGGATCCGGTTCAAAAATTATTTATGTATCATAATTGGCTTGCAGATCAAAAAGATAACATAGAACTAGCTAAAAATCACGCATATCTAATAGGATCTTTTTTTAATCCTGAAGCTGTTAAAAGTATTACTGATGATAGTAATAAACACATGTCAACAGATGAAGAATTTGAAGAATCAACTAGAATGGTTGCTGAAGCAAATTTAAATATTAATAAAGAAAATGATACATCTAAACGTCGTAGAAGGCGTATATTGCTTAAAGGATAATAAATGGCAGATGATACAACACTAGGAACATCAACCAAGTCAGCGCTAGATGATATTACTGCGTCTGGTGAACAAACTGCCACAACTATTGCAAAAGTTGATGCTGCGGCTGCAAAAGCTAAAAGCACATTTATGTCTTATGAGCAAACACTTATTGATACTAAAGAAGCAATTGGTTCAACAACCAATGCATTTGATAATTTTATTGAAACATTTCAAACTACTCAAAAACTATCAGAACAACAAGTAAATCAATTTAATTTAGTAAGCACGGCTATATTAGGTGTGCGTACATCATTTAAAGAATTAGATAATTTAAAAGGTGCAGGATTTGTTAGTCAAATTGAATTTATAACAGAAACTATGAGAAATACACATAGTGGTATAAGTATGCTAACTGATCTTATTACAAATCAATTTGGCAAAGCAATACCAGATAGTATTAAAGGTAGTTTTAGTTCTTTACAAGCTTTTGCAATGAATTTAGCACAATCAGCTGACAATGCTCTTAAAACTAGAACAGAATTCTTATCATTATCTGCAGCTACTGGTAATTTAGATAAGGTTTATAAAGTCGCTGGTCCGGGTTTAAAAAATATGAATGAGCTTATTTTAAGACAAAAAGAAATGATTGGAGCAGCATCACAAGCGACACTTTTATCAACAGATCAAATTGAAAAATATTATAGTGAACTAGGAAAAGTTCCAGTCGCATTAGAGTCAGTAGTAACTGGAACTTCTAAATCTGGAACTAGTATGAATATGCTTACTGCAGCTATTAAATTATCTCAAGGAAGTGGTAGAGCATTTACAGATATTATGCATGACTTATCAACTGCATTTACAGAATATGGATTAACTGGCGAATCTGCTCTTAAATTTTCAGTACGTATGGGTGATGTCGCAAACAATTTAGGACTTGATATTAAATCGGTAACATCTCATTTAACTACTGCGGCTTCTGCATTTTCTAGGTTTGTTACTGCCGGAGAGTCTGCATATAAAATGTCTGAAGGTCTCGCTAGTATTACTAATGAATATGTTCAAGCTTTAAAATTATCTGGAGTAACAGGCACACACTCTCTTGAAATTGTTAAAAATATGACAAGTGCAATTAGTGGTATGAGTATTCAGCAAAAAGCATTTTTATCTGGACAAACGGGCGGTCCTGGTGGACTGATGGGCGCATTTCAAATTGAAAAAATGATGCGTGAGGGAGATATAAAAGGTGTAATGAAAAAAATTCGCGCTCAAATGTCTGGTCAACTTGGTAAAATCGTATCACATGAAGATGCGGAAAAAAGTCAAGGAGCCGCCGCACAATATACAAGACAAATATCTTTATTACAAGGCGGTCCACTTGGGAAATTAGCCGCAAATGTAGAAGATGCAGAGAGATTATTAGAGGCATTTACAAAAGGTGATACTGGTATAGATGAGCTTAAAGATAGTAGTTTGGGTAAAACATTAGATAAGGGAACTGAATTGCAACAATCTATGGCAACTGATCTTGGAGTTATTAGATCTGTAGTAGAAACTCAACAAGGTTTAGGAGATGTTACTAATCTTAAATTAATGCAATCATTCACTGGAAGCTCAAGTATATCTAAATTTTCTAAAGGTGCAGCTGAGGCTGGTGGTAAAGGTGCGTTACATTATGGAGAAGGCATTCATGCTGGCATTCTTAAAGATTCAGGATCTGATACTTTAATATTTAATATTAAACAATTTCAAAAAGAATTTAAAGCAATATTTCCTAATATGAGCCATGCTTTATCTGGTATTACTAAACAATTAGATAATCCAAGTGATGCTGCAGTTATTAAAGTAGAAGTTGCAAAATTAGAAGAGCAGATAAAAATACAAAGAGCATCTCTAAAAAAAATGCCTAAAGAAAAACAAGAAGCTGTTAAAAAGCAAATTGCTGCTGAGGAAGATTTATTAAATCAAGCTAAAAAAGTTATTGGTGTTGGTGGATCTCCAAAATTTCCAAAACCAGGAGTTGGATCTGCAGAGGAATCTTATGCTCCTGGAAGTATGTTAGGAACTGCTACAACAGCAGCAATTGGTGGTAAACCAGGAATAGCAGCAAAACCAAAAGTAGGAACAAGTGGTGCAACATATACTGGTGGACCAATTCCAGTGACAGGATCAATTGAAGTCAAAGTTCATGCAATTTGCGTAAATTGTGGCAAAGAAGATGCACAAGGACATGCTATGCATCCAATTAAATCACAATAAAGGAAAAGTACATGGCTCTTAAAGATGCTTTAAATCAAATAAATCAAGCGCAAGATTTCTTGAATAATAATAATCCATTAACTGAAGATCAAAGAAGTCAATTTAAAAATGATGGATTTATGTTACCATCTACATTTGCAGCTGATGGTAATGGGTTGCCTTATACAAAAGTGCCATCATTTACATCTGGACAAATTAAAAGAAATATTATTACTTGGTTTATTCCAGAATTTGGAATTGTAAGAATGTATATTAATCCACAATCTATTGCATATATTCATAAAAAAGCAATATCAAGAGATAGAACTAAAGGTGGATTTACATTACAATATTGGGGAGAAGATTTATCTACACTTTCAATTAATGGACATACTGGAAGTTCTGGAATTGAAGGAATTAATATGCTTTATGAAATTTATAGAGCAGAACAGTATGCATTTGATGGAGTTGGTTTAACTCTTGCTGCAAATAATGCGGCAGCAGATTTATCTGGTAATTTAATAAATGGCATTGGTGGTGCTCTAGGAGGATTAGTAAGCAATAGTCCCACTGCAGCTGCATCAGGCGCTGGATTACTTGGTGGCATTTTAGGAATGAATTCGCCTCAAAATACATTAAGTGCTCAAAATATTCCATCTTTAGCACAATTGGCATTTAGTGTTGAAATGTATTATAATGGTTGCGTATATCGCGGATATTTTGATAACATGACTATTACTGAATCTGCAGATAATTTTCTTTGGACTTATCAAATAACATTTGTAGTAACACAAAGACGTGGATATAGAACAAATTACTTTCCATTTCATAGAACTCCAGCACAGGGTCCAAGCCAATATACAACACCAACATCATTTAATTTAGATGATATTAAAAATATCATTTTTTAAGGTATAACTATGAGTTTTTTAGGCGTTTTAGCAGATCAAATATCTTCCCAATATTCATTAGGAGATAATAATAATCATTCATTAGATTCTGTTAATCCAGAAACAGGCAAACAGCAAAAATATGGATCATTAGGTGATTTTGCTACTAAGTTTGATCAATCTGCTGAAAGAAAATATGTTGAAGAAGGATATTTAAGAAGAGACCCATATAATACAGATCCAAAACAATTAGAAATTTTAATTCAAGAGCCAGCAGCAACAGTATTAGTTAAAAAGAAAATGTTTACATCTATTGCTGAAAATTTCAGACCTGATTTTATGGATCAAGATGAAAAAATGTATTTTAGAGCAATGCGTATTTTATTTCAAAATAAATGCAATCAAATATCTGCTTTAGAAAAACTTTCAAAAATAGAAAAAATTTCATCAGCAGTTGGACAATTTGATACGCAGTTAATGCCTCTTGTATTTTCTTTGACAGATATTTTTACTAATGGAATTGTTTCTGATTCTGGATTTGGAAGTAATTTTGGTTTAGGAGCATTTAGCAGCACTAATCCTTATACTAAAACTGAGTTTAGTAATTTTGTTAAAGTTATAGATCAAATAAGAAAACTAAACGCTTTTAATTTTCCAAATAAATTAACTACATGGATAACTGATTCTTCAAATTTATTTCAATCATCATTAGGAACAGGAACTGGAGTAATTGAGTTAACCAATTTTGTTAATTTAACAACAACAGTTGGAACTAGTTTGGGTGCAGGTTCATTTAATGCTCATTTAGTTGATCCTTATGAAATGATGCTTATTACTGAATGGGATATAGAAAAAGCAATTAGTGATGCTACAAATTCATTTTATCAACATAAAACATATCAATTTGGTCAAACAAGTGTTGAAGAAACAATTAATCGCAATACGTCTATATTAAATAAATTAAGATCTGCAAGAAAAGCAAGCCCAATTAGTTTTAAAGTAACACCAGATTCATTATTAGGTAAAAGAGTTATAGCAATAATAGATAGGCAAGGTTTAGAAATTATATTTTCTTATGATTCAACTGGTGGTACTAAAATTCCAGGTCTTGGTGGATTTACTGATAATAGCGTTTCAGTTAATGATGAGTATTTAAAAAACGGTGCTTTAGCAGGATTTGATGGTTTAGATACAACATCAATTAAAACTCCAGTTAATGAAAATATTTCATCAAATAATAATGAATTAGCATTATTTAAATCAATTATAACATCTATTTATTCAAAAATACAATTAGAGGCAAATTCAAGAAATGCCATTATTGTAAATAATAAAAATACAAATTATACAAGAAGAAAATTAAGATTTAATTTTTCTGGAAAATTAATTATTCAACCAATGGATGTTGTTCATATTTATATGGGATCTAAAAGCAGATATGATAATAAAGTTTTATCCGGATTAAATAATTTAATGTCTGGAAATGGTATCCTTCAAAATATAAATAAAACATTTACAGATTTAAAAAGTTCATTTGATTTAGCATTCCATCCAAATAGTATTAATACTCAGATGGAAAAATCTACATATGTTGGAAGTGATTTCCCAAATTTCTTATGGTCAATTATGAGAAATCAATTTGTAACAGAAAAAGAAGGTGTGCATGTTTTTGCTGGCATAGTAGAAAGTGCTCGTAGTAAATGGAGTGATGGTAAATTTTCAGTAGATATTGTTGGAAGAGATAATTCATTTTATTTTGATCAAGGAAGACTTAATTTTAAGCCTGGAGTGGATAATTTTAATGGTGTTATTTTTGACCCACTTACTCCATTTAAAAGCAATTTTAATTCTATTACTAGCAATTCATCAGATGCTCCACCAGAATTATTAGATGAAAATAAATACTTATTAAGTCCTTCAGGAAAAGAAACTAAAGGAGCAATAGTAAGAGCTAAAGCAGGACCATTTGCAGGTAATCCTGCAACAAGTAATAATATAGTTCATGATCAAGCCATTGATCCAACTAATGGTTTATTAACAAGAACATATTATGCTCCAGATGGATTAGTTTATAAATGGAAAGAAGGAATTGGAATATTTGTACAATTTGGAAGTTCATTGTCATTAAATGACCCAAATAAAGTCGGAAATATAAATACATTTAATAATCCATTTGCTGGTCAAGATATTATGAATGTATTGTCTTTGTTAATAACTGGACAACCATATAATTTTGCTAATTTTTGGAACGCTGCTGTTTCTCTTAATGGATTTTCAAATGATCCACAGAGTTTACAAAATCCAGTTCATTCATATTTAGCATCAATAAGGCAAGATCTTAAAAAATCAAATGCATTGTGGGGAAATTTTATTCCATTTAAAAATTTAACTATTAATGAGCAAGCATATGCTCAAGCATTGCAGAACACATTAGAAATAACAACTATTAATAAAAAAATTGATGAAGATTTAAAAGAATTAGATAATTTAAATAATGCAGATATTCTTAAGAGCGTTGAAAATATAACATCAAATGGTGTTGATATGGCAGTTAGCGGCACGTCAACATTAAGTCCATTTAAAGCAAGACGAGATCAATTAGTTACAGATATTAATAATCAGATTAAAGATTTGCAAGAAAAATCAAAAAATGCAAATTATTTAAATGATATTGGTGGAGATATAACTTTTGATTTTAATAGATTTTCAGATTCAGATGCATCAAATACAAATTCGGATGATAAAGGAAGAAGAGCATTAAGAAGACAATTAAATCAAATAACAAAAAGAATGTCTTATAATGTTAGAGCAAATGAAGATAAAAATTTATTTATTGTTGATGATTTTTATGATAAAGATTTGGATATTTTAGCTTTTGATGCATCAATTTCAAATGCAATATCAATGTATAATGGTGATTTTACAGATACTAAAACTATGATTTCTAAAGTGGCACAACTTCTTAATTTAGAAGTATTTGCTGATACACAGGGGCATATTAGAGTAAGACCACCACAATATAATAGAATTCCAAGTTCAGTATTTTATAGAATGATGTATATGAAGCAAACACTTGGAATTCAAGTGTTTCCAGAATTCTTTAGTGATATGTTTAATAATCAAATTAAAACTCTTAAAGAAAAAGTAGAAATTTTAGAAGATGAAATTAGATTAGATTGCGCTGTATTTGGAAATAATAATGATCATGATGCCATGGTTTTTATTACAGCTGCTGGCGCTGATGGTCTTACAGCAATTAAAAATTTTGGCGATACATTTGTATTTATTTCCAATCAACAAGGGCAAATATCTGATGTTAATAAATTAATACAATCTGCTAATCCAGATTTAACTGCCGCTCAAAAAGATGAATCATTTGCTAATTTAGAAAAACAAAATCAATCAACTAAACCAATATTTACAAATGAACAAAGATTTAATGTAATTTATAAAACTTTAAATAAAGTATCTGATGATGGACAATCAACAACAAGCGCATATTCATTTCAAAATAATGGATATATAGATGATCTTATTTCTAGAATACAAACAAAATCTGGTCAAAAAATACCAAGAACATTCTTTATTAAAGATAATGCTGTAAGTGGTGGCGGCGTAGAAATACCAGGATCAAAAAAGATTGATTATTTTAAAGTTACATCTGATTTAGCAGAAAAAATTAAAGAAAGACAAAAAGTAATTAAACTATTCTATACCGCATTAAGAAATGCAAATGATTTTAGATCTCTTGATGATGATAGTAATAATACTGCTACAAAATTATTAACTCCGGGATTATTTGGTAATAGAAATATTCCAGAAGTCTTTGAACATATGATTGAAGATGAAAGTTATGATGATTATGGTCCTGGTTCTGGGAGCAGATATATAATTAAAAGGGCACAAATTAGAAGCATAGATATATATGAAAATCCGCCAGATTATACATCAGTCCAAGTAAATGGATATATCAATCCTTTTGCAGGAGAATCAGAGCAAGGTGTACAAGGACTTGCATTTGGTGGAAATGGTTTAACATCAGCAATTGCAATTGATTATGATATGTGGAGAACATATGGATTCAAGCAGCAACCAGTATTAACTATTCCATTTTTAAATGATCCAGTTAGTCAGTGTGGACCATTTGCTGCAATGGTTCTTAGTATGGCTCGTAAAAATATATTTAGAGGATCAGTTACTATATCTGGCAATGAATATATGCAACCAGGAGATGTTGTTTATTTGGAAGATAGAGGAATGTTATTTTATGTTAATACAGTTAATCATAATTTCCAATTTGCAGCACAAGCTGGAAGCTTTACTACAACATTAACATTGTCATATGGACATACTCCAGGAGAGTATATTCCTACGTATTTAGACATTTTTGGAAAACTATTATATAAAAACAAAGAAATTGCATCATATGCAGTTCAAAGACAATCAAGCTCATCAAATGATATTAATATGGGAGCTTTAATAAAAACTGGAGGTAATGTTCCAGTTTCTTCACAAGTTTCTGCAAAAGATAGCTCTCAACCAACTCCATTGGCAACATTTAATACAAATGTAATTAATAATATATTATACACTGCTGCTAATATTATAAATGCAAATAATGCGCAAGGAAACAATGTTGTTGCTAAATTAGAACTAAGATTATATTATGATAATATTACAAAGGCAGCAGATAGTGATTTGCAAAAATTTGCAACTGAAGCTTTAGTATCATTTATAAGCAATTCAAATCCAAAACAATCAAATGCTCCACCCATTTTGCCAGCAGAATCTGTAATTATAAAACCAGTTAATATGAGTTCAGAATCTGAATATAGATCTCCATCACAAAAGGCAATAGACTTGGCTAGAGAAAATATGAATTTAATTAGTATAAGTGGTGGTGGAGCATCAGCACCAACAATAACTAGTAGTGGTGGAATTGGAATTAAACAAGTAGGCGATGTATCTCAAAATAAAATAACTGAAGAACATGATAAATTAAGAGTTAGTTTATTTAAATATATAGTTGACTGTTGGGTTACTTTTGAAAATAAAGAAACAGTTAAGACACCAAGCACATCATCTGCCTCAGATACTACTAAAAAAACAGACACTACTCCTGAACCAGGTAAAATTAGAGAAGAGTTTTAATAATGTTTACACCTAAACAAGATTTCAAAGAAGAAGTTGGTTTACTTAAGAGGGGAACTATAGTAGGTTTTAATCTTAATAATGGATCTATGTCTGTTAAATTAACAACAAATGCTTCTATTGAAGGTCAAAATGCAAAGCCAATAACATTACCAATTCCTCATGGATTATTATATAATAATGGTTTATTTGTTGGGGCATTGCCACATATAGGCTCAACTGTAATTGTTGGTCAAGGAAATGGTGGAAGTTATTATTTTGTATCTTTTTATACTGAAAACCCAGAATTATTACCAAAACTTGATAAAGATGAATTGAGAATATCTGCTAGTGATAATACAAAAATAACATTATCTAAATCAAGTGACATTTTAATTGGCAATAATAATGGATCTAGTGTACACATTAATACTTTAAATAGTTTAATAACAACAAATTTTGATAGTTCAAATGTTTTTACACAAGGAACCAGATCAGTTACTGGAGTTATTAAAAGAGATTTAAATAGAAATTCTTTTATAAGTCAGGATGTTAAATTAACTAGCGATATTTATGATTCTTTATTTGAAGTAATTGGATTAGATCCAAGTGCTCAAACTAATTCATTAATATCTGGATCAAAAAAGAATCCAGCATTTATAGAAAATAGGGAGCTTATTTACGAATTTAAAAATGATTCTTTTGTTATGGATGATTTTAATGAATCATTATTATATGGCACTAAATCATATCCTGATACTGATTTTACTTTTCCAAATAGAAGAAAAAGTAGAGCAGATACATTAAGCTTAACATTGCAATATCCAAATCATTTAATGGAAACAGTTAAGGGAACTGTAGTTGATATTTTTGGTAATATTTTAGATATAAATAGAGTTCCTATTCCTGTTGGAGAAGATACTGCAACATTAAGAAGTGATGGTAAAAATACTGATAAAAAATCGGCATTTATTGAGATTAAAGAATTAGAAAGAAAAAGTATAGCCTTTCATTTTGAAATAAATGCAAGAAAAGATTTAATAAGCTCAACAACAAAACAACTTGTACTTCCAGATATTAATTCTAATGAAGATTATGCTAGAAATAGAAGTAGATTTTTCTTTGATATTGATAAAGAAGGACAATTTAAATTAAATGTTCCTGCGTCCTCTGAAAGAGGAAACGTACCATTATTAACTAGATATGAAAATTATTCTACTATAGGAGATGAAGATAATAATAATCCAAATAAATTGATTTTTAGAGAAGATAATTTAGATATAATGCATGATTCATTTGCGGCTCCTTTAGCTTTAAAGTCAAATGATGGAATATCTTATGCAACTGATAAGGGATCAATTAAGTTAGTAAATAATAAAGCTGATGGTGCCCCCATAGATAGAATTACTAAATCTCATATTAAACATGGTACTGCTCATCATGATATAATTAATACATGCTATGCTCATCAATCCTTAGATGTTTTAGAGTATCCAAATGAATGGGGAACATCAATATTTCCAATTTCTCCAGCAGATATTCCGCTTCTAACAAATGTTGTAAGTAAAGAAATAATTATTTCTGGAGATAATGCCAATGCTGGTGGCAGAAGTGGATCATTAAATTTTGATGGGTCAATAGAACTTAATATTGGAGCAAATACAATTGATAGACAATCTATGTGGATAGATACTGCTGGTGGAATTGTTGCAAATTTTGGTCGCGATTTAAATAATAATAGTGCAAATATATGCATGGATGGCAATGTAAATATGCAAATTGGAGCTTTTGGTGTAACTACTGATAGTAGATTTCAAAAACAAAATAATAGTCAATTAGGGTCATCTTTAGACATAAGAGTATTAAATAAAGGTGGTAGAGCTACTTTAATTAGAGTTGATTCAAATGGTTCAGTAACTATTATGGCTCCAGGGAATATAGCTATTCACTCAAATAAAGATTTAAAGTTATCTGCTGATGGTAATGTAGATATAGATGCAGAAGGTGTTATTATTCAAGGAAGACCTGTTAATAAAAATACTGGTGGTTCTATTTAAGGAGAATTATGAAAAAGTTTAATGAGGTTATTAAAAACAAATTAATTTTACAAGCAGAAGAGGCTAGAGATCAAAAATTTGTAAAACTAGCGGAGGCTTTAGAATCAACATTAAATGAAACTTCAGATTTAAATTCTACTGAATATAGTCATGAAGAAATGTATGCAGATATTTATAAAGATTTATGGGCAGCAGCAGCAAATGTAATTAAATATTATGATGTTGAAAGCGTTGACGCAGTTAAAGTAAGTCAAGTTTTAGAAGAAATTACTGATATTATTGTTAAAAATGTTGCAAATTCTATTGATGTTGATACTGCTTTAGGACCATTAGAGCCTAAAGTTCCTGGTGAATTCAAATAAGATGATATATAAAAGAATATAATGCCTTGTAATCCAAATGATATTTCCATTCCAATGCCTGATGGTCCAAGTGGTCCTGCCATTCCTGGATTTGGAATACCTTTTTCTCTTCCTATTAAGCCAATAAGTCCTTATCCTGATGGTTTTCCAGAAGATCTTCTTGATATTTTAAATAAATTACAATTCATTATACCTCCTGGTACATTAAAGCCTGCTCTTAATCCAAATTTTGGAAAAGACATTTTTGATGGAATTATGAAATTGTTAGATCAATTCATGCCATTTTTAATGTTATATAAATTCTTTTTACCAGTTCTTAATTTAATTATATGTATAATAGAAGTATTATGTGCCATACCTAACCCATATAAATTAGTAAGAGCATTATCTAGATTATTTAGAAATTGTTTGCCGCCATTTCTAAATTTATTTCCTATGTTTGCTTTAATTGTAATGATAATATCATTAATATTATTATTAATTGCTTTAGCAGAATATATTTTAGATCAGATATTAAAATTAATTAAAGTTATATTGCGTAATATATTGGCGCTTAATAAAGCTACACAAGAAAACAATGCAGAATCTGTTTTAGCAATTGCTAAAAAACTTGGTTCAATTCTTTGTTTATTTCAAAATTTATTTGTTTTATTATCTTTATTTAGCATTATTGTTCAAATAGTAAGAGATATTTTAAAATTATCTTTTTCAATACCACCATGTGATAGTAATTCATCGGATGCTGATGGATGTTGTACTCCAGATGTTTGTCCAGCAATTGTTAAACAATCTTATACTAGATTTACTGGAACATTGCAATATTTTAATTCTGTTAAACAAGCAACTACTTTTGGAACTGCATTTAATGTTTCATTAAGAAATGAAAGTTGGCAAATTTTTGATCCATCTCAAACTATAGCTCAAAAATTTATAAATATAGTTGATGCCTATGATATTACATATACTCCTAAACCAGTATTTTTCCCCACAGATTCAAATTACAACATATATACTCCAATAAAACAAGCTCCATATTTAGTTGACATGAGAGTTTTATATAATCCATCACAATGGAATGGAAGAGTTGGTACGCCAAGATGGATTAGATTTAAAAATTGTATTGTAACAGCTGCGCCAAATACATATTATACTGATTATCATAATGCGGCTATTGGTGTTTCATCAGGAGTATTAAATATAGTTGGCGGATTGGGTTATGAAGATAATGGAACCACTCCATTAACCGGATTTGCGTCTGATGGTATTACTCCAATTTCTTCACAAGCAACTATAAATAATTTCTTACATTTTCCAGAAATTATAAGTTTAACACCAGTATTAAATCCTACTGATGGATATCAATTTTATAATGATGTTGAATATACATTCAAACCAAGTATTGAAGTTTTGATTAATAAAAATTTAGTTACTCTTGGATGTCATCCAGATTTAGCTCTTAATAAAGCATTTATTAATGAAGTTTTTGCGGGTGATGCGGCACTTAAATTTTCATTACTTGATGGAATAATGAATTCAAGTAATTTTCCAGATCCAGATAAAGCTTTAGAATGTTTAACTACTGCTGTTGCGTCATTAAGAAATGATTTAACAGTTTCTGGATTAGCAACATTTCAAGTTACAACAACTGCTTGTTTGGCTAAATTAATTTCTGATGCTAATAAATCATTAATTGATATGATTGCTCTAGGATTTGATCCTTGTAGTAGTATATTATCTGGAAGTCCTAAAGTGCAATTTACTGGACAACCAATTAAAATAAAAATTGATTTAAAAGATAGAAATAAAATTAATTTAACAACAGGATTATCTGATAGTACTGCAACTCAAGTTGCTGCAAGATTAAAAGCATATCCAAGTTTTGGAACAATGTCTCCATTTAAATATGATGGATATCAATATTTTACAGCAGATTTAAACAGTACAACTGCTGGTAGTGGAAGTTTAACTGTGTCTTTTGATAATAATTTGTTCTGCACCAATAATATTCCTTCTGATGTTACAATTGCTCCATCACATGTATTACAAACATTTGATTATAAATTTATTTATACTCTTGATGGTGTACCTGTAACCAAGTATGGAACAGGCGATGAATCTGATGGACCATCTCCAAGAAGAGATGAACGAGATCTTGGAGGGTCTGAATAATGGTAGATATTATTAATCAGGTTAACTATGAAGATCAACAAAATTCGGAAATTGATATTGAACAAGCATATCAATATTATATTAAAGTTATAGATGATATTCGCAGTAAAGCAAATATTACAGGAAATATAGCTTTATTAAATAAATTAGATTTAGATTCGTGGCAAACTATTTCTTCTAAAGTAAAAACAGAATCTACTCCACAAGAAAGTAGATGTCATGCTTTTTATAGATGGATTGGATTTCCAGTTATATCTTCAAATCAAGTAGATTATTATAACCCTGGACATGATAGAATAAAAGATCCAAATAGAAAACTTAATGATTCTGCAAAATTAAGTATTGCAAATAATGTAGATGATAAATTTAAACAGTTATCATTACAAAGAGAATTGTATTCTAGCAATATAATGACAATTTTTTCAAATAATTATAGCATAAATGCAGCAACATTATCATTATTATCTGGCGCTACTATTAGAAAATTTAATGATCATGTTGGTGGTACAGATCCGTTTGATTTTGATATTAAAGGTCAACATTATATAATTCCATTAGACTCTCAAGTTGGAATTAAAAATGATATTAGTTTATTAAATTACTCAGATTCTGATGGCTCAACTCCTACCGAATTAGGCTTAAAATTACTTAAAAGTCAAGCGCATTATATTAAACCATTTTTTGTTGATCCAAGAATAGATTTTTCTGTTTTCCCAGCTAAAAACCGAATAGCAGTTCCATTTGTTCCAGATTCAACATATCTTAAAATGGGAGAAAGTGTTATATTAAGACCTCTTATAGAAAAAATTATAAGAGATCGTTTTTCTTTAACAAATACAGCCTCATCTGCTAGCACTAATCAAGAATCAATTACAAATTATTTAAATAGTGTTGATGCAATTAAAGATGAAGAATTAATACAAAAAGTTAAAAATGTTGGTGGAGATTTATCATTAACCGAAAAAACAAGCTTTTTATATTATTTAAAATTAGCACAAGCTATGATAAAAAAGTTAGTTTTAGCACAAAATTCAATTAAAGAAGCTCAAGGTCAATATTATTGGTTACCAATTCCAAGTTCAACTGGACCTGAAGGTGGTTGTAAGTCTCATGATACTATTATTTCTGTAAAATTATACCAAGAACATAAAGAGCTTATTACTGAATTAGATAAAGAAATAACTAAAGCTTATATAAGAGTATCTTTAAATTCTTTTTCAAAAAGCGGCAATGAAGCTGTAGGTAAGCCAGAATCTCTTAATTTTGGATTACCAAAAGATATTGATAATGTTTTTGGACCAAATGTTGCTCCACCAGAAGTAACTGGTGATTTATCTCAGAAAAATTTTGATGATTTAATAGCAACAAGAACTAAAATATTAGATAAAGCGTGCGAATCCCTTAAAATAATAGAAATTATTATGGGAGAATATAGTGGTTTGGGATTATGTGATATTATTGCAGTTATGGCTGCATTATATATAATGCCAAAAGGTGATTTAATTGGATTTTTAGATATTGATGCTAGAGCAAGAATGGAAGTCACATTAGGTTACAAGGTCCACAAGACCGACGGCTCGATCGTCGACGTCGAGAACCCCTCCAAGACTTCTGATGAGCTATCAATTTTAACAGGATCATTTGAAAATGATATTGGAAAATCAATGAAATCATTTATCGATAATGTAAATGATTTTTATAATTTAATGGTAAAATTATATGATAATCAATTAAATGTAATTGGTGCATAATCTTTAAAAATCATGGATTTATCTAATAATTCGACATTACAGAAGTAGGAGAATGTTGGATGTCTTTTGATTTAAAAATTAGTAATCGCGACCTTGTTATTAAAGACGGTTCGTTAAAAACCGTTCAAGATAGCGAAAAACTAATTCAAGATATTTTAAAAATGTGTTTAACTACGGCAGGATCTAATCCTATGTTTCCGTGGTATGGTTCATTTTTATCTAGATCTATAATTGGAAGTGCGCAAAATACGTCTGTTTTGGTACAAATATCAAAGACACAATTATCAACAGCTTTAGATAATTTGAAGTCTTTACAAGAATTACAGGTAAAATCTTTTCAAAGAATTAGTGCTGATGAACAAATTAGCGCTATTTTAGATATATCTGTAAATAGAAATCAAATAGACCCAAGATTTATTGATGTTAAAATAAAAGTATTAACAAAAGGTCTACAACCAATAACAACTGCATTTAAAGTCTCTACAATATAAGAACATGAATAAAATATGTAAAAAATGTAATCTAGAGAAAGATATTTTAGATTTTAGACACCAGGCTAGAGGTGATAAAACCTATATAAGTAAAACTTGTAAAAAATGTGATTTTGAAAACAATAAAGAAGTACATAAAAAATTTAGAGAAAATAATAGAGAAAAGTTAAAGCAAATAAATAGAGATTATTATTCTACAAATAAAAAAGAAATAAAAGAACGACAAAAATATAAAAAGCCACAATGGGATAAAAAATATTATCTAAATAACAAAATAAAAATACAAAAAACACAACAGGATAGAGTTAAAATAAGATACAATACTGACCCTAATTTTAGAATAAGAAAGTGCATATCAAAATCTATTTCTAGGCATTTAAGTAAAAATAATTCCTCAAAAAATAGCAAGTCTTGTTTGAATTATATGTCTTATTTGATGGATGAGTTAAAAAAACATTTAGAGTCTTTATTTGAATCATGGATGACTTGGAATAATTATGGAATTTATGTTGCCTCTATTTGGGATGATAATGATTCATCTACTTGGACTTGGCAGATTGATCATATAATTCCTCATTCGACTTTTAAATATAATTCTATGGATGATGAGGAATTTAAGAAGTGCTGGTCATTAGATAATTTAAGACCATATTCTTCAAAACAAAATAATATGGATGGGGTTAGTAAATCTCGTCATTTTAGGAGATTGTAATGGTTTCGATAAGGTCGGTAAATGAAATTATTTTAAGCCTAATAGACTTTTTTAAAGTGGCTCAACCAGACTTGGACACAAAACCTGGAACTGTTGCTAGAGATTTAATGATTGATGCTCCTGCATCTCAATTGGCAATTTTATATGATCAACTTGCTAATGTTTCCAATAAACAATCATTACAATTAGTTGTTGGAACCGATTTAGATAAGTTAGCAAAAAACTTTGGAATAGTTAGAAAATCAGCAACATCATCTAGCGGTGTAGCCTTACTTACATTTTCAAGTATTAATGCAACAATAAATATTAATAAAAATGATACTATTTATGCAAATAATAATTTTTCATTTGTTGTTGCAAACGGAACAACAGTAGATCCAAATTCTGCAAATTTTTATCGTTCAGTTGCATCTAAATATAGAGATCAATTAGACTTTGTTGGAATATCAGACCAATATGCTGTTGAAGTAACAGTATTGGCAAGTAGTTCTGGATCTATTGGAAATATTGGAAAATATTCTTTAGCAAGAACAAATATAAGTGGTGTATCTAATGTAACAAATATTAATGGATTTTCTGGCGGAACAGACCAGGAAAGTGATGTTGTATTTAGAAATAGAGTATTGTCGTCATTTAATGGATCTAGTGTTGGAACCGCTTTAGGATATTTAAATGTTGCACTTGGAATTTCTGGAGTATCAGATGCAGCGGTAGTTGAGCCAGGAAGCCCATTAATGACAAGAGATGGAACTAAAGTAACTAAAAATGCTGACGGTTCAAATACAATTGTATCGGAAGGTTCTGGTGGTAAAATAGATATTATTATATTGGGATCTACTTTAACTGAAGATTCTGATAGTTTTATTTTTATTGATAAAAGCAATAATAATGATCCGACTAATTCTAAAAATGATGTTATACTTGGACAAATTTCTGGAGATGAAAATAAAACTATAAATAAAAAAAGAATTGATAATATAGCAAATGGTGTATTGCCATCTCAGCCAGTTAATTCTGTTTTAGACATCACTGCATCATTAAGTGGTTCAAATTTTAAACCAAAGACAACCGATTCTTATGGAAGAGTATCTGGAAATTATGAGCTAGTTAAAGATACTGGCGTATATGGCGGAAGTCCTTGGGGATTTGATAAAATTCATTGGATTTCAGATCGTATTTCATTATTTAATGAAGATATAATTAAAGGTCAATTTAATGGACAAGATGCAACTACTTTTACAGATGTAACTGAAATACCAAAAATAACACAAAATATTCCAATATTAAATGAAAATAGCAGAATAACATCTGATAGATCTATAATTCAATTATTGCACACACCCGTTACTAATGTAACTAGAGTTGTAAATATTACTACTGGAGAAAGATATTTGATTACAAGTCAAAATCCAGATCAAACAGGAACATATAACACAACTGGAAGAATTAAAATATCTGGTAATACTTTACCAACATCAAGTGATTTGTTACAAGTTGATTATAGCTGGGTAGTTGATTATGACCAATATTCAGATTATGACGGATTAGTTAATACCAACAATCCAAGAACAGTAAATGATAGTATTGATTGGGGATTTTCTTCAATTATTAAAAATGAAAAAATTAAATTTTCTGATTCTGGTGGAAATTTCTTTACTGGAACTGCATCACATAATGTAAGCTCTGTAATATCTGTTAATAAATTTGTAGAAGCTGATGCACAAGTAACTAAAATTACATCCGGAATATTTGTTAATAGATTGGCTGTTGTATTAAACAATATGTCATCTGAAGCAACATCAGTTACATCTGTTATTTTGAAAAATTCAAATAAAGAAATATATGTAACTGCTCAAAATGATGGAACATTTGTTAATACTACTGGTGTAATTGGAATTGATATTGTATATAATATTACAATAGTTTTGCCTTTAGATACTATTGCTATTGAAGGGGATTATGCCACTGCATTAATTAATAGTATAGACGTATTTAATTCTAATAGTGGTGTTGGAACAAGCAACGGAACACAAATAACAATACCATCAACTTCTGTAAATACAACAGCCACATCTATTGTATTGCTTGCAACTTACATATCTAATGTAACGGATCTTATGTCAACAGCAATTACAAGCATACCAGCAAGTAGAGCTGCAAATGGATTTGTATTATCAAATAATAATGGATTTAATAATTTTAGTATAAGCAATATTGCTCGTCGTGAAATATTAACAGTTCAATTAAATTTAAGTAGTCAATATTTTGTTGAAACTTCATTATTAGCAAATGATTATGTTTTTAATACTGAAATGGTAATTACTGTTGTAAGATTGTCTGATGGAAAAATATTATGGAACAGTGATAATATAGGAAGTATTACTACTGGAATTTCTGGTAATTATCAAATAATTCTTAATGGATTTAATACTCCAGCAGCAAATGATAAGGCTTTAGTTATTTATCATGCAACAGATATAAGAAGATTTCAGCCATTTAGTTTTAGTAATAATATTATTCATACTAATATACAACAATTGCAAGAAGACCCTGGAACTGGAAAGCTTTATGTTCCAATTAATGAATTAACTGCACAAGCAAGTGGTATTAATTTTTCTATTATTGAGCCAAATACTGATATTGCTTTATTTAGTGTATCTGATGGTTATATGACTGTTTCAAGTGGTATTGGAACAATAACCAGTTTAGCAACTAATTTTAGTTCTATTCATGATATGACTCATAAAAAGATTAAAATTAGTCAAGCAACAGACCCAAATAATAATGGAATATTTGATATTGTAAGCTATAATTCTTCAACTAATTTATTGACCATTAAAAATGTATATGATAATTTGGTACCGGATCAAGTATCAATTATTAGATTGTTAGATGGAAAAGAATTGTGGAATTATAATGGGACAATAGATGTTGTTAACAATAAATTACTTTTGGAAAGTTCAGCGCAAGCATCAGTAAATGATTATGTATATGCATTAAAATTTAATATAGATAATCTTAGAAAAAGTTCAGCAAGAATAATATCTAATGTAGTAGATCAAACTGTTAACTCTGGTGTATTAAATATTAATGGAACATCTATTGTAAAAGCAACCAATGTTGTATTTACTGCAACAAATACTGGACTTAGACTTAATTTGGCTGAAGCTGTTAGAAAATCTTTGGGATTAGCATCAACCGCCTCAATACCATCAAATATAAAGTTAGCCAATTTAATTAAGTTAGAAAAGGTAGTTACTGTTAGCAATAATAGTAATGAAGTTTTGCAAGTATTAACCACATATGATGTAAAAAATACTGCAATTCAAAATAATTTGTTATATATGAATGAGATGATATTAAATTCATCTTTATCTCAATTGGAGTTTATATTGCCAAGTACAACTAATAATACTTTAAACTCTGATGTAATTAATTTGCCAAAAATTGGAGATAGATTAAGAGCAACATTTTACTATACTGTTGATAATGATACAGAAAGTTTATCTTATACTAAGAATGGACAACTTTATAGTAATAAGACTTTTGCTTTAATTAATAAAGTTTATGTTGCTAGCGGATTTAAAACATCACAATCAACAAGAGTAACATTAAGTTCATTTAATCAGCCATCTCTTGGATCTAGATATACAGTTTATTATGATTATCTTGCACCAAAACAAAATGAAAGAATTTCTGTAAGATTTAATTATAATAGCTTAATAACTAATGCTACTTTTGAAATAGAAAAAAATAGACCAATTAATGCTGATGTAATAGTAAGAAGCGCAAAACAAGTATTGTTAGATCTTACTCTAAATATAGTTTTAACAGATGCTTATAAAAATTCTGCAACAGCAGTAGTTCAATCAGTTAAAGATAAACTAATAACAGCAATGACTACTAATGAATTAGGAACAATAATAGATAATCCAACATTAATTAATGTTGCACAATCTGTTACTGGCGTAGCAAGAGCAAGAATAGTTTATTTTAATAAGACAGGTGTAGTTGGACAAGTATTAAGTGTTCAAGCTCAAGGAGATGAATACCTTGCACCTAATACAATAATTATTAACACTGAGACAAGATAATATGCAAAACTTAAGAATCATAAATGTAAGTATTATTAATAGTACAACTATTACTATAACATTTACATCTGAATTAATAAATAATTTAGTTCCAGAAAATATTGCAATTATTTCTGAGACTACTTATATTCCAGATTCTCAAGTTTTAAAAGTTAATGTTAACAATAATACATTGCAAATAATATGTCAACCATTAACTCCAATGGCAGCATATTATATAGAATTAAGTTCTACATCTCTTCATCCATTTACGTCATTACATGGTGATGCAATTATCTCAGAAGATGGAATTTCTAATAAATATTTAATAACTGGTCCACTATCACCAGATAATCCAGTTTTAAATTATTTAAAATCATATTTGCATGATAATATTTATAATACTGAAGATTCTGAAACTTTAGTAAGTAAATATTTAAATTCTTTAGCAATCACTTTATCTAAAGCACTTTATGATATTAAACAAAGTGTTAATGAAAATTATTTAACTAATACTATTGTTGATGAACAAAAAATAAGAGGCGAAGGACCATTTGATAGATTAAATGAAGAGGGAGCATATGATATTCTTAGAGTTGGACGCACTCCATCTAATGTAAAAGTATCTAACACAGATAGCTATGATACATTTGAATTATCTCCTGTTACTTTACAAAAACAATCTAATACAGAAACACTTGCGATAGATTCATCTGATAATATTGGAAAATTTAATATAAATAATTTAGTATTAAATCTTTCTAATTATCCAGTTACAAAATTAAAAAGTTTAATATTTACATTAGCTACAGCAACACCAATTTATACTTATGATATTGAAACTTTAGGATATCAAATTAAAGATTCTAGATATGATCAAAGTTTAGCTTCAACATATGTTTCTTTATCAGAAAATCAAATTAAATTAAATGAAAAAGTATTAGAAGATACGTTATTTTCAATTAATAATATTATAAGGGTTGATGTTCAATATGAATCAAAAGATCTTGGTCGTGTTATTGATGAAACGACTGTTCAAGTATATACTTATTTAACTTCAAGTAGAGAAGTTTTACCACCAATAATAAATATTTTTAATTTAGAGCACGCGCCAATTGTTAATAATTTAAATGTTATTGCAACTACTGGCGGTGTAACATTTGTAGATGCAAATACCAATTTACCACATGCAGCATTTACTACAGAAATACCATTTAGATTTAATGGTTTGCCATCTATACCTGGTCAATATGCTATTGATTATTCAACAGGAACTGTTTATGTATATGGAAGTTCTATAGCTAGAGATGGCACTGGTCCATATCCGCCAGTTGCTACTTATAGATATAAATTTAATTATAAATCACAATTAGATTATGTTTACGATCCAGATTTAAGAGAAGTTGTTGCATTGCCTCTTGGTAATTTAGTAGATTATCCGGGAACAATTGAATATGGATTTGAAAAGGTATTAATACCAAATGTAGATTATGTTGGTAATGTTCATAGAGAAGTTTTAGTAGAAAGAGTTGGAAGCAATCAAATAGCTCTTAATGCATTTAAAACAGATAATGCTCCAATAACAAATGTTTTTAGAATCTATAATGAAACAACAGGAGAGCTTTATTCATTAACTCGCTGGAATGAAAATAAAGTTTATTATACATATAATACACCACCGGCAATTGTTGCACAAACAAATGAAAGAGTTGCGTTTGAAAATATAATAAATGAATTATTGTTTGTAGAATCATCATCTACAAATGCTTGGGCAATTAAAGTTGCAAAAATAACTCTTAAAAACAGCATAATAACCTCATTATCAGAAGATACAATTGGCTCTTCTTTAAATTCAAGTATAATATTTTCAAATACAAATGTATTTGTTGCAGAAAGATGGTATAATAGATCAGATACTGTAACCAACAATATAGATAGATTGTATAATGTTGGCGAATATATGGTTGATTATTATAATGGAATTATATATTGCGCATTATCTGGAACACAAGGTTCTGATATTGGAAATGCCACATATAAAAATAATAATATAGTGCCACAACATTCTCATATTATAAGTGCTGAAGATATTTTTTATAGAATAAATGCTTTAGCAAATAAAGATAAAGTATTTTCTTATTCATCATTTGGAGAAGGATCTATTATTCCAGAAGTATTAGAATATTCTGATGAAGTTTCTCTTAATAATAGCACAGATATATATCAAGTATATAATAAAATTGTTGGCGCTTTTATAAATACAAGCTTTGTACCAGGAGTAAGTAATCAAGTTAAACATGTAAGAGGTATATTTGAATATACTGATTTACTTTATAATACTTCTCCAATTAATTTTGCAGAATCTAGCTCATTTAGTGGGTTTAATATTACAGCAAATACAATCAATAAACAATCATTTGATGATGTTAAATTTGACGGAATAAATTATTATGTTAATTTAGATGAAAAGTTTTCATACCAATCATCAAATATAATATATACTATTTCTATAGTTAGACTTTCAGATTCAGTACAGTTTTGGGATAATTCTGGCACAATAAGTCCTGGTAATCCTGTTAAATTAATATTATCTGGAACAGGCTCTCCAATTGTAGGAGATCATGTACAGATAAATTATTCATTTGCTATAAAAGACTTATCTCGCGTTGTAGTTGATTATAATCGTGGAGAATTATATGTTGATTATACTTATGTCGGTGATGAAATTGTTGTTAGCTATGAATATGGTGATAACTTTTTAGATTTTAGACAAAATGAAACATTACCTACAGGAAGCACATATTATGTAACATATAAAGTTGGAGCATTAAGAGATGCTTTATTAAAGAATTTTGGAAATCTAATAAACATAGATGAACTTAAAACTTTTGATATTGAATATGATAGAGAAAGATATCGTGATGCATTAAGTGCAGCATTATCTTCATTTATTAAAGGACCAACTGTTGATGCTATTAAAAATATTGGCAGTACAATATCTCATATAGAACCAATAGTAACAGAATCTGCATTTCAAGATTGGATTTTAGGAAATAATTTATTATCTCCAGAACCAATAACAACTTCTGGAACATTTGACTTATTATCTGCTAAATTTGGATTGGGTCCATTAATAAATTCAAATGATCAATCTATAAAGTTTCCAATTAATTCTAATATAAGGTTGGAAGAAGGTACATTTGAACAATGGGTTATTCCTCAATGGAATGGAATTGATAATAATGCCGATCTTACATTTACTATTTTAAGAGGCGGATTAGCTATAGATCCATTAAGAATATTTATAGGTTCTGATGAAACTCACCCATCATCAAATACTTTCAGTATTAATAAAACAATTTCATATGGCGTTCCAAATTTAAATAAAGATGGCGTTTATATTTATTATGCTGCAGATGGTTATGCTGATTTTGATAGATGGTATATCAAAGTAATTGATGGATATGTTTCATCTCCAAGCAATTATAAAATAACTATGACAACTAATGGAACAATATATGATTCTAAGAGTCTTATCGTTCCAACTCCTCCAAGCTTAAGTATTTTAACTAAAACTAGCGGAATAACTATTAATATTGCTTCAGCTACATTTATTGATCAAGGAATTACATTTGTTGCAGATTTGCAGCACTATTTGCTTGATTTTGGGAAAGATAAATCAAATTCTAGATTATCTATTTATAAAGATGCAAGTGGTTATTTAAATTTTAGAGTATTTGATAAAGATGGAATGTCTTATCATATAGGAAGCGACATATCATCATGGCAGGCAGGAGAGCCTCATTTTGTTGCAGCTTCATGGAAGATTGGAACCATTAATGGTCGTGATGAAATGCATTTATTTGTTGATGGTCAAGAAGTTCCAAATATTATTAAATATGGACAAAATTTAGCCCCATATTTACATGAAAAATATAGAACTATTAATCCAGAAGAAATAATTGGAATAATTACTAAAGACATAGTAGGCTCTGTAGATTTAACTACAACTGCAGGAAGCGCCACAGTATCGTCTGCAATTAATTTTGGAGCATATAATATTTCTCCTGGAGATACAATTTTTATTGATGATCCGTCATTTTCTACATTAGGATATACAATTGCATCAGTATCTGGTCAATCATTGATATTGACCACTACAATGCCAGTAAGTATTACTAATGGATCATTCTCTGTTAATAGAACCGATATTAATGTTACTTCAGAAATAGACATTTCTTCAAATATTGCAGTATCAACAATAAGTGCTGTATTGAGTGGAAATGATTTAAATACAACTGCATCATCTCCAACAATAATAGCATCTGGAACCAATTTTACACTTAATAATATAAAAGCAGGTTATTCAATTGTAATTAATGATCCAGGATTATTACCAATATACACTATTGTTGATGTGTCTGGAAATACATTAACATTATCTGAAAATGTTTCATTATCTTTGTCTAATGCTACATATTACATTTATCCAAATGTTGAGGTAGAAATTCCAGGAGTCAGAGCATTAAGACCATCTTATAGTATTTCACGAACAAATGTGTTGACATTATCAAATAATGTTAAAACAAACGATATTGTTGTTGTTAAAACATTAGGAATAAATTTTAGAAAAATAAAAAGACAATATTATGTCTGGTCAGATGGTTATGAAAATATTCTTATGACCAAAATGCCACCTCCAATTTATTTAGATAGCGCAAATGTTACTAAAGTAATATTACCAAGTACAATTATTGGTCCATCAAATTCAACATTATCTTTAGGTGTATTTACTTCATCTAATTTATTAACATCACAACCTATTACTTCTACTACTGGAAGGCACTTAGCAGTTACAATAAGTGGAAATAATACTGTATTTTCTCCTGCAGTTCAAGTAATAATTGATGGCTATAATGGAGTAACACCTATTAATGAAATAGTTTCATTTACTGATTATGGAACATCTTATTCAACAAATAAATATACATCAATTAATTTTGTTCAAACAATAGTTACACCAATAGTTACAACTAAAAATGCATTATCTTTAACAATAAAAGAACAATATCCAGTTACTTATAATGAATCAAGCACAACTTCTGGTGTATTACAATATAGTTATACTATTAATACTGGTTATAACTTATCTTCAAGTGGCGGTCTTACAGTAACAGATGGTTATAAATTATTTAGTCAATTAGTTAATACTAATTATTTGGTTATTAATTACCCTCCAATTGCTGCGGGTTATTATCAAATTGCTGGAATTTCTGAAGATCGCAGTACTCTTACATTAACATCTTCTGTGCCTGCATTTACTGGTGGTATTTATCAAATTTTTGATGTAAGTGAGTATAGAAGTGGATTACAAAATGGATTCTTTACTTTTGAAAGAGATGGTTATCCAGGAGTTCCATATTATTTAAATTCTGGTTTTTATGATGTCGAATATTATTCTTATATGAATATAAGAATGGAACCTTTAAATGGTTACGTACATCTTGGTCATGATATGTTTGGTACAAATAATGCTGGCTGCATTATTGATGGTACTTATATTTATTCAATAATGTTAACTGATACTAGAATTGGTGAAACTGTTCCTGCAAATGAAAAATCAATAACTAAAAACTATAATTCTATTAAAAGAGTATTAAAAGATAAAAATACACTTGTAATGATTAATTTTGAAGAATTTCCATTTACAAATGATGCTGATCATTATATAAGAGTTGGTGAAATTAAAAATCAATTTGAATCATCAAAAGTTGTAAATGAAAATTTTGGAAATAGTTTAGTATTATTAAATAAACCAATCATTATATCAAATGATGGAATTTTAGATACTAAAAAAGAAGGAACAATAGAGTTCTGGGTATCACCATTATTTGATACTGGCAATGATCCAAATAATAGATTCTATTTTGATGCTTTTGGCGCTGTAACTGAAGAGTGTATAAGTGTTAATAATACTGCTGTTAAATTAAATAAACCTGCTGGTAAAATTTTAAAAGTTACTCTAACTGGTGGTGATCCAACTATAGATTATTTTGCTAGCGGCAAGTTAGAACTTGATACACAAAATGTAATACAAGAAAATCAAACTAGCCTTAGTAATAGTACAGTTGCTGTTTTGAAACCAATTTTACAAGTTATTTCTGTTAAAATTGTTAATGATCCATCTGATAGAGATTTCTTTGGAACTGGTACAATAGGAAGTGATCGTAAAACAATTTATTTAGGAACAACTTTACCAAGTGCAAGTTTACCACTTATTATTACATATAAGACTACAGAAAATAATAGTCTTAATACTCAAATAATAAGATTAAATAAAAAACTTCCAAATCAAAATTCTCATGTTCAAGTTACATATTTACCTAAAGGTTTACAAGGAGATAGAATATCTATTTATAAAGACACTTATGGATTTATAAATTTTGGAATAACTGCATCTGGAACAGATTTTGTTGTTAGAGCTCCAACAAGATGGGTAAGAGATACTTGGCATAGAGTTAAGGCTAGTTACAAAATAAATGGTGGTTTAGGTACAGATGAAATGAGATTATTTGTAGATGGATATGAATATACAAATACTACAGTAGGTTCTAGCATATTATTTGGAGATTTTCCTGTTTATTTTGGAGGGTCTGTAACTGGAGATGGATACTATATAACTGATAATATTAAATTTAAAGATTCAATAAATCAATTAGTTATTGGTACTCAATATAATGGTCAAAACGCAATATTTAGTTTGTTAGATAATTTTAGAATAAGCAATATTTCTAGACCAGTATATGCGCCATATGGTGAACCAATAGATATAAATTATAATAATAATTTAAATGTGGTTTTTCCAGTTACTCCAGATCTATATACTACATATTTATTAGATTTTTCAGAATCATTATTAAAAGTAACTGATTTTGCAATTATCAAAAATAGAGAAAATGGTAATTTTGATTTTTCAATTAATATTCAAGATTCTTTTGGTATAGTTAGTAGTAGTTCGAAAGTCCAACAAGTATTGGAAAAATTAATAAAAACACTAAAGCCAGCTAATAGCAGGGTGTTTATTTCGTATACAAAATGAGATAAATTATGACAAAAAGAACGCCAGTTTCAGCTCCACAAAATGTTTGGTTTGATGCAAGACAAGTAGATAATACTGATCTTACATTGGAACAACAACACAATGATACTATTCAGTCTGGTATTATTAATAATCATATTGGCACTGGAGTGCTACCTGAAGTATTAGAGCAATCTATTTTATTTGATTCTACTTTGGTTTCTGGATATGTAGACGGTATAGCTCAGACCACTCAAACACAACCATCAGATTCTAGTTTTGGAAATCAATTAGAAATAGAATTAATTGGATCAAATGTAGCTGGCAAAAAAACTGTTAAAGTTGCAATTATAGGATTAGACTTTGAAAGTAATTTACAATATGAAACATTTGTGTTTAAATCAAATGAAATTCAAGTAAGTAAAAGACATTTTACACAAATATTAGTAATATTAACTAATGATTTAGTTGGAGACCCATTATTATCTTTTAATCTTGGCGGCAAAATAGTAATAAGAGAAGTAAAACCAGTTACTTTATCTAGAAGTACTGTAATGGTTGCGCAAGATATTGAACCAAATTTATTTTTTAGAGACTTTTTTGTTAGTGGCGCTGCTTCTTTACAATTATTATTGCAGGCAGCATTACCATTATATAATATAGATAATTTAAATATCTACACTGCAGCCAAAGGTGATAAAGTATTATCAGCAAATGATGTTACAACTCAAATTGGTCAAAAATTTGTAGCAACAACAAATAATATACAAAAAGTAACATTATTATTATCAGTTCAAAATTTAGTAACTCCAGCAGATTTAGTTTGGACTGGAGATTTAATAGTTAGCATTTATCCTCTTCAATCTAATATTGATTGTCCTACAGATGTAGTTCCAAATTTACCAATTGATTTTTCTCCATCTAATATTCCATTGGCACAAGTTAGCGTTGATTATAACACATTATCTGCCTCTGGAATTACTTTAGATTCTGTTGCTCAACCAGTTGACTTTGTATTTAGCAATAGTTCTGTAGCATCTGGAAATGTAATTGTGCCTGGAAATTATTATGCTGTAACAGTTAAACGTTCTGGTTCAGCTAATAATTGTGATTTATTATTAGCTTTTGGAAATGATAGAGTTTTAGATTCAAGAATAACTGTATTTAGTAGTACATTATGGGTTGATTTAGTTGATGAAGATTTGTGGTTTAAAATTTATACAGATGCTGCAAAAGTTTCTGATGGACAAGCATATGATTCTGGATTTGGGATTACAATTCCAAAAATAATGGAAGATCCTATAACATTAACAAATGTTGATTATTCTCTTGATAATATTCAATTCGTAGGAAATGATGTTTATAGAGGAGTATTATCTGCAATTACAGAAGAAAATACGCCAATACCAGACCAAAGAACAGGGCAGCCAGTTCTTTCAAGAAAAGAATATGTTCCACAAGTTACATTATTAAACTCAATTGATATTGTTAATTTGCAATTAACAACAGACCCATTATTATTAGGAGCAATTTCAGATAAAAATATTAAATATTTTGATGCAACTACTGACTCAGTAACATCAAAATTGCATAGCGCAACTATTATTAATAATGAAATGTTATTAAGAGTTGTTGATGATCCAACAGATACCGGAAGATATGATACATCAGTTAATCTTTTAGAAACAAGCCTATTAAATGGGGATTTTGTTGGGGCTAAAATATATCCAAATGCTAATGACTCCTCTAAATATTATCGTGTAGCAGAGGCTAGACTTTGTACTATGATGTTGGGAGATGTTAATGGTGATGGAATAATTGATGAATCAGATATTGATTTATTAAATACTTATATTGGATATAATCTTAATGTTGGGTTACCAGTATCAGCAACGATAACGACCGATGGATACACAACAACATTTACAAATGGATATACTACTTATAATGCGGCATTTTCAAATGCTTTTGCTGTAAGTTTTCAAATAGTTAATCCATCAACTAATGCCGTGTTAGCAAGCGGAACTGATGGAATATTAATTGCACATCCAACAGATCCAAGATTGGGTCAATTTACCAGCGCATCAGTCAACTTTAATACAATGTTGGGTCTTGGTGGAACTAAATTGGTAATAACAACATCATTGCCTGTAGAAAATTATGGCGGATTTGACATCATATCAATTGATATTTTATCTGATGTTGTAACAATTAGAAAAGTATATCTTACTGCAGAAACATACTCTCAAATGTTTAGAGCAGATCTTGATGGTGACTTTTATATTACAAATATAGATGGATATTTATTAAGAGAATATCTTGATAGAGTTCCTGTATCTGGTGCTCCAACAACAACATATCCTGCCCCACTTACTAATCCATATACTAAAATTGGAACAACATTTAAGGTTCTTAAATTTAAACTTGAGAATTTTAATGGAAGAAATGATGATTATACAACATTAGGCGCAGGAAGATCAGATCCAACTACTGGCTTACATTCAGTAACAGATATATTTTTAACTGATGGATATTTGCCATCACATAATTTTTATTTGTCACCAGTTCCAATCTTATTTAAGAAACAATTTTCTTGGGATGAATCTTTAGTTGTAACTAATTCTAGATCAAAATTAGTTCCAAGTGTATTTACAACATCCACTGGATTTACAAGTAATAATTGCACAATTAATGGAATTATTTGTAATCTTTATCCATCAAAACCATCATTTGATAGTGGTAGAATTGATTATTTCATACCAAATAATTTAATTATTGGTGAAGGTGGAGAATTACATAGGTCTGATGGAAATTTCTATAAAGTAGACTTTGAAGTCGGAACAATAGTTCTTGAAATTCCAGATGGAATTTTTGCAAATGAAAAAACTATTAATATATTACAAGATTTTATAGCGTCAACAGTTGATGGAAGTGGAAATCTTACAGGATTAACATCATTAGGTTTTCCAGCAATGAAATTTGCTGATTGTTCTTTAGTTACAAGTGATGCACTATCTAATGATCAATTAAGATTCTCAGTATCAGTTCAATCTTTCTCTCCAAATACAAATGGATTATCTTCTGATGGATATTATGGAGCAATTGTTGATGGAAAGATTGGAGTATCAATTGATTATGATACTGGATTATTAACTCTTAACTTTACTAATTTGTATGAAGATACAGTTATGACAACTTTAAGTACTAAATTACAAGTTAATGTGTTCTTAAAGAAAGGTGGATTTAATAATAAGCCATTATTTGTTGATTCAACTAAAGTTCAAAATATGTTGAATTTAATAAGCACATTTAGTGGTACTTCTGGAGGTCCATCTACATTAGTAGACTTAAGCGCAGAAACAACTGGAGTTCTTCCAATCCTTCATGGTGGTACTGGATTAAATGCTGTTGGAGTATCAGGAACAGTATTAACAAGTAATGGAAGCAGTTTAAGTTATCAATTTGTTGGAAGTTCTTCTGTTACATATACCCCAGCAGTTCTTGCAAATTGGTCTGGAGTAGCTCCAACATCAATTGCAAATGCTTTAGATCGTATAGCCGCTTTTGTTCCATACCGTTCTCTTAATAATAAAAAACAGACTTCTGCAGCCACAACATCAACAAATGAAACAACAGGCATTACAATTACTGCTACTCCTATGCCAGGATACATTATGGTATTTTTAAATGGGGTAGAAATGGAAGTTGGCGATGGAGTTAAAACTAAAGATTTCTATTTTTCAGGTGATGGTGGAACTACTGCTCGCTCATTGACTAACGCTGAAGTAGTTGCAGGAGATACACTTTATTGGACCAAATATCGTGAATTATATAATCTTTCTATAACTGATTTAATTACAATTGATTACTTTGTTTCTGGAGCTATATTATGATTCCTTTTAAATTTGTTAATGATAGTGATGGATCTAATAATGCAACTATTGTAGTTGCTCATGGCGGAACTAGTTTTATTACTGGAAGTAATCCTGCTCCCGGTGGTAGTAGAATATCTTTTTTTAATAAAGTCAGACAAACAAGATCAAATGTAATTGCTTGGGGACCTGTAATTGCAGGATTATCAAGGTCTGTTTCTTTGGGAGATTTGCGTTGTGCGGGATATCCAGGTGAAACTATATCTCAAATAACTACTCGTTGTCAAGCTGGCGGGTCAATTTATACATATGCTAATCTTGCAACATCAGAAACTCCAAATATATTTTTTTGGAATCTTGGAACAAATGATGCGGCTGCATCTAATTCCAGTGCAACGATGATTCAAGATTTAACAGCGCATGCTGCAGCAGTTTCAGCATTGTTTCCTAATACATTTCATGTTTATGAGACAATTCCTCATCTATATTCACCAGTTGCTCCTGGAATTGGTTTATCGGCAGCAAATGCAAATATAGATGCATTTAATACATTTTTACTTAATTCTGTAAAATCAACGTTTGGTCCATTATTTTCTGCAATTGATCCTGGCTCACAACAAACTCAAGGACTATTGAATATAGCTGATGGAACACATCCTACTGTTGAAGGTCAAGCCATTACAGGAGTATTAGAAGCGCAAGAATTAGATAGACTTATTCCTGTTGGTGGAGTAAACTCGCCATCGCCAAGAAGTTTTACTAAAAGAGCAGCCCAATCCTCATTTATTAGTTTAACGCCTACTACTGATAATGTTACTGTTACTGATCCTGGATTTGTATTAACAGAATCATCATTTGCTATTGCTATGGAATTAAGATTAACTAATTTAGTAAATGGAACTAATTCTATAATTCAATGTACACCTTCTGGTCAAAATTATTCTCATGGTTGGCTTATTGCTTATGATTCAACAACCAATTATTTATCAGTATACTTTAAAAGTTTAGGTGCATTAGTATCTGCACAAATGCCAACAGATGCTCTTGCTGGTAAACCAATGTATTTATGTGTGCATGGAGATCTTGATGCATTAGAAGCGTCAATTTTTCTAGCTTATACTCCTAGTGGCAGTGATAAAATTACTATTGGCAGAATTGGGCAAGCTCAAGGAATTTATGATTGGAAATCTGGAGATTCTGGGGGACAATTAATTGTAGGTAAAACTCCAAGCTTCTCTGGTTTTACTGGACAAATTAGACGTATTGAAGTTTCTAGTGGAACTCAAGTTCCTAATTGTAATCAAATTCAATCTGCTTTTGAAGAATGGGTATTTGAAGGTAAACCTATTTCTGGATTTTCTGCTGGATTAATGTTAAATGAAGGAACTGGAACTACTGTTTATACAACAAATAATATTTCAGGAACATTAACTGGGGGTTGGGCTTCAGCAGGATCTATACCTTGGTTGCATGAAGAAAATGGTGGTTTACCAATTCTTAATACTGATGGTTATGAATGGTCATTTTCAAATGATTCTCGTATTATAGCTGTATTTGATGCTACATATGGGACAACACTTGTTACTGGTAAAGTTTCTGCATGGTCGTCTACAATCGGAAACGCAACTGCAACACAAGGAACTGGAGCAAATAGACCCACATATAATGCTACTGGAATAAATGGATATCCTACAGTTGATTTTGATGGTTTAGCTACATTTTTATCAGTTTCTGGATTATCTGCACCACTTGGAGATAAACTTTATATTGCGGTCATTTATCCTACTGCAGGAACATTTACTACGGGGCGTTGGCTTCTTGATATAAATGTTGGAAGAACTATTTTTGCAGTCAATGAAAGTTCTGTTGGAAATAAAATAGCATATTATGGAACTGGTTGGTCATCATCTGGTGTAATTGCAACAGCCACTCCACAAATATTAGCTATGGAATTTAAAAATGGAATTGGAACAAGATTCTTTTTAAATGGAGCGCTTATTGCTATAGATGCTGTTAATAGCGTAGATACTGCAATAAGTGGAAATATTGCTATAGGATCAAATAATGGTGGTTCTTCAAGCTATTATAGTGGCAAATTAGGAATGTTAGTTGTAGCGTCAGGAAAAATAGATGATGCTCTTCGTACTAAAATTACACGCAAAATGGCGGTAATGTACGGCTTACCAGTATCAACATAAATTATAAATATTTTATACTTAAGTTTCTGGATATATCTAGTTCAGGTGTAAAATGAAAATATTATGGTACGGTTTTCTTAGTAAAAACCACAGTTGGAGTTTGGTTGCACAAAACATATCTCGCGAGCTAATTAAATTAGGGCATGATGTCGATCTGTTCTCTACAAATGGAACGACTTATTTTCCAGAAGATCTTAAAAATAATTTAAAAGGATTTTCTGAGGAAGGTCAAAAATATACTCCAGAAGAATATGCATCTAAAGTATCTTCTAAATTAGAACAAAATTATGATATGCAATTGTCATATACAGCAATGCATAATTTTCAACATTATTTTATTAGGGGGAATGCAAATAGATTTGGTATTTGGAATTATGAAACAACAGTTCTTCCAAAATCATTTGCCAAATATAGTTTATGTGTTGATAAAGTAATTCCATCATCACAATTTTCTAAAAAAATATTTACAGATAATGGCATACCCGAATCTCGTCAAGTTGTTATTCCTCATGGAATTCATTTAGATAGATTTAATAATCTTGGTAAATATCCATTAAAAACTACAAAGAAATATAAAATTCTTGCAAATATTGCCCAACCACATTTACGTAAAAATGTTCCAGGATTATTAGAGGCTTATGGTAAGGCATTTACTAAAAATGATAATGTATGTTTAGTATTAAAAATTTCAAAGAAAAGTGCAAATGGTCAAATGGAAATTCCATTTGGACAAATTTTTAATAATTGGAAGTTAAAATATAAAAATCATGCAGAGGTTGAAATTATCGACCAATTTATTACAGATATCGAGCCACTTTACAATGCATGTGATGTAGTTTTTACAATGACACATGCAGAATGCTTCTGGATGCCAGGATTAGAAGGATTTGCTGCAAATAAGATTGTTGTTGCTCCACGTTATGGCGGGCAATTAGAATATATGAATGATAATAATTCAATTTTAATTGATGGAAAGCAAATAAGAGCAGATGTTAGAATGCAATATTGGGAACCATCACCATATGCAAGTGTATTTGATCCTAATGTAGATCAAGCTGCTGAAAAACTTAAAGATTTAATTAAAAATTATGACGATTATCATGCAAAGTTTTCTCCAAAAATGAAAGAGCTTATGCCAAATTATACTTGGAAAAGTGTCGCTGAAAGATTTGTGGGTTTATGCAAATGAAAATAATATCTATTATTAAAAGAGATGGTATCAAATTTACCGATACTCGTGATAATGAACATATTGCTAATTGTTTTGAATGTAACGGGTCTATTATACATGGTATGATTTCTTGTCCCGATCAACGTTGTGGGTGTTGCGTAGCTCACTGGGGATATGGGTGCCAAAATTGCAAAACAGTTTATAATCTTAAATTTGATGTACCAGTTTCTGATGAAATAATAAAATTTAAAGTAAAGGAAGAAATTGGTGTTGGAGTTATTAATATAAATGCTGTTAAAAAGTTAAGCAAAAATATTATAGATTAATAATTAGATATTAATTCATGATTAAAAATATTTTAAGAAAAACATATTTATTTGAATATAAAGCATTTAAATCTCTTGCAGATTTTGGTGATAGAGTTAAATTTAGTAATTTTTATAGAAAAATTCAAGATATGTTTTCTGGAAGATCTACCTCTATTTCTAAGGCTATATATAGTGAATGGCTTGATTTAAATAATGACATATTTGGCAATTTAGATTTAGATTTATTTGAATATTATTATGGTGATTTGTTATTAAAAATAAATGAAGATTCTTTTATTATTATTTCAAATAAACAGTCTTCTCAAAGTTTTAAGAAGAAAGACATAAATATAATTTCATCTACAAAAATTAAAAGCCATAAAAATATACCAGAACTTTGGTTTTTAAATGCTCATTTGCCTGCTGATGAAAATAAAGAATATATTTCTAATAATCCATATGGAGATATTCCAAAATATTTATTTGAAAAATTTGAAATAAAAAATATTATAAATTTTATACAATCAAATGCATCTAAATTAGATGATTTGAAAAATTTATGGTTTAAGGAGTCTCCAAAATTTTTAGGTAAAGGAGAGGATGGAATTGTTTTTGATATTGGAGATAATAAAATTATAAAAATATTTTCATCTAGATATTCTTATGATCATGTAATTAAAGTAATGAAAAGATTAACAGATAACCCTGAAATGTCAAAAACAGAAGCAATTATATTTGACGCTGGTATATTTCATATGTCTTCTTCAGTTTTTAAAAAACCATTATATTATTATATAATGGAAAAGATGAAAACAACAATTCAATCTATTGATGATGATAGTGATAAAAATTTATTTAGAGATTTAATTAATGAAATTACAGATATTATTGAAAGAGAAATTGATTTTGATCAAATGTCTTTAATTAGAAAATCTTTTAATTCTCCAAAAAGTAAAAATAAAATACTTGGAATAGTTAAAAATCTTAAAGATTTAATTAATCAAATTTTTAATAGTACATCAACATCTAAAGAAAAAACAAAATATCTTACTGATAAGTATAATCTTTCTGAAAAATGGTTAGAAAATTTTATTGAAGAAATGATAATGAAACATTTCTCATCTCGTACAGATTTACAAAATACTAATTTGGGTATAACTAATTCTGGAGAATTAAGATTTTTTGATCCGGTTTATAAAAAACCAGATTAAAATAAATATTATAGACACCTTGACAAACATAATTTTATCATTAAATTTCATTTATGCAAAAAATTTTATCTATAGTAATTCCGGTTTTTAATAAATTTAATTTCACGCGCGCATGCCTTAATGATCTGTCGCGCCTACCTAATGACCACGAAATAATTGTTGTTGATAATGCAAGTACAGATAATACTAAAGATCAATTACAAAACTCAAAAGAAATAGTTTATATTAGGAATCATATAAATGAAGGTTTTGCAAAAGCAAGTAACAGAGGATTTTATAATTCATCTGCACCAAATATTTTGTTTTTAAATAATGACATTAGAGTTAAATCTAATTATGATAATTGGACTAAACCTATTATAGAAAAATGCAATGATGGTTTAGTTGGACCAACAATGGGTCAATTAGATAAAGAGCTTAATTTTGTTCAAGAAGCAAATAAAATATTAACCGGCAATTCATATATGTCAGGTTGGTGTTTAGGTTCTTCTAAAAATAATTGGGCTAAATTGATTATACCAAGACCATATGAAGATCCTGATATTTTAGTTGCTGAAAGAGATATTGATAGAGACCATTATTCACAAATATTTTCTGAAGAATTCGGAATTGCTTATTTTGAAGATACTGACTTGTCATTTCGTGCCCGCAAATTAGGAATTAAAATGCAAGTTGTTGATATTCCAGTAGTTCATTTTGGAAAACAAACAAGTAGCCAATTAAATACATATCAATTATATAAAAATGCTCGTAATATTTTTGTAAAAAAATGGAAAAACAAATTATAACTTTTAAAGTGTTGATATAGCTACGACGAAAGTCTAGGTATATCATGCCTCTTAAGTATAAAGTTTTAATTGTATTGGGTATAATTTTAACAGCTGGTGTGCTATCATTTATAGTTTATAAACAAATTGAAATTACTAATCGTCAAAAAGCCATTGAAACAGAAGTTGTTCTTCAAAAGAAATTAGCAGATGACATTGTTAGAAGTCAAAATCAATTTGCAACTAAAAAGGATATTGAGCAATTTGCAAAAGACCAGGGCGTTAATTTAAAAATTATTCAAGATGATATGAAAAAATTGCACGCTGAAATAAGTGCAGTTAATGTTGTTACTGTTGTAAGTAATCCGCAAAATGGTCACCATATCCCAGTTACAGATGTTGGTCCTGTAAATCCAAATCCAGTTATAGTTAAGTGTCCTGATGGCACAACATGTCCAAATGTGGATCCATTTGGTTATTTAAAAGCTCAACAAAATCTATCATTAAGTGAAGATTTTAATGGCACTAAAGTTCCAATTGGTTCTGTTGGATTTTCTGCTTGGCAAAAAGATCCTTGGAATATAGATCTTAAAGGAAGATCTTATGCAGTTACATCTGTAATTGGCACAGATGAAAATCAAAGAACTTATTTTTATAATAAATTTACAGTTACTATTGGTGATAAAACTTATGCAGTGCCAATTTCTAAAGCAGAAACTAAACAAGAATACCCTGAAGCTAAGTGGTATTTTTGGAATCCAAGATTATTTATGGGAATGGATACTGGTGTTTCTTTAACCGCACCTATTAATGCAGATGTTACGCCAAATATTAGTATAGGTATTATGAGTTATGGTAAATATAAAAATCAACCAGATTTTTCTGTATTAGGTTTAGGTGTAGGGTATGGAATGGTAAGTAAATCGCCGCAATTGTCATTTACCCCATTTACATATAATGTTGGCAAACATATTCCATTAATGAATAATATGTATATTGGACCAACAGTACAAGTAGGGTTAAATGGAGACGTTGGTATTATGTCATCAATTAAAGTTGGATTATAATGTATAATATATTGGTAATAATTGGATTAGGGTCCAGTGTAATTGGATATAATACACAGTTTAATTATAATGTAACGATTTCTAGAAAAAATATGTTTATTAAAAATATTTATATTGTACCAGAAGTTAATGTTGGTATAAGAGGAGATGTGGAAATAATGGGAATTATAGGGGCAGGGTTTTAATATGTTACATATATTTACATTAACTTGGAATGGCGCTGAAAAATTAACCAAATTAAAAAACTCATTAATTCCAGCATTAGATAACTTGGAATATAAATGGTATATAAAAGATAATGCATCTAAGGATAATACATTAGAATTAATTTCTTCATGGGAAGGCAATATAAAAGCCATGCCATATAAGAATAATTCTCAAAATTTTTCAGAAGGTATGAATTATCTATTTAATGAATCAAATGCAGATGATGAAGATTATATAATGTTATTAAATAATGATGTAACATTTATGGATACAACATCAATAAATACTATGAAACAAATTATGGATAATGATAGTAGTGTTGGAGTGGTTGGAGCCAGATTATTATTTACAGGCACTGATAAATTACAACATGCTGGAGTAGTATTTGATGAGCAGCATAATGCTCCAATGCATTTTCGTTTAAATGAAAAAACAGATAATCAAGCAGAAAAAAATAGAGAATTTCAAGTTGTAACTGGTGCAGTTTTATTAACAAAAGCAAAATATTTTAAGCAAGCACATACAACAAATAAATCTGGAATTAATGGAATGGATGAAAGCTATCATTGGGCATTTGATGATGTAGATTTTTGCTTATCAATTAAACATAATTTAAATAAAAAAGTTGTTTATTGTGGTAAAACACATATATGTCATGAAGAAAGTGCATCTTTAAAGAAAAACCCAGTTAATAAGTTATTTATGAATCATAATATTTCTTTATTAAGAAGAAAATGGGGAAATAAAGCAATTTTAGACAGATCTCTTTATACTAAAGATAATAAATATAATCTTTATAAGGAATAATAAATGAATAAGAAAGTTTTAATAACTGGTACAACTGGTTTTATTTTTTCTAATTTTATTAGAAAAGCAATTTATGATAAACAACCTTATCAGTTTGTAAGTATAGATAGAGTTAGTGGCAATGCAAATTTAATGTATTGGAATAAAAATCATACATTTCATATAGCTGATATTAGAGACCAACATATAATTGATACTATTTTTCAATTTGAAAAACCAGATATTGTTATTCATGGGGCGGCGGAATCTTTTGTAGATTCATCATTAGTAAATGCCAATGAATTTATGACTTCAAATGTGCTTGGAACTCAAGTAATAATTAATGCTTGCATTAAACATAATGTCGAGAAATTGATCTATATATCTACAGATGAAGTATATGGGCACTTAACAAATGAGGATGCAGAAGCTTGGTCAGAAAATGCTCCACTTAATCCAAGAAATCCGTACTCAGCTTCAAAGGCTGCTGGAGAATTATTGGTAAAAGCAGCTAATCAAAGCCATGGATTAATTTATAATATTACTAGGTCATCAAACAATTATGGTCCAAGGCAAACTTCTGAAAAGCTTATACCTAAAATTATAAAATGTATTTTAGAAAATAAAAAAATACCAGTATATGGTCAGGGCTTACAAATAAGAGATTGGACATATGTTTCAGATAATTGTGATGGAATATTAACAGTATTAAATCATGGAAAACTAAATGAAACATATAATATAGGATCAAGTCAAGAAATACCTAATATCGAAGTAGTTCAAAAAATTTGCAATATTATGGAATCTGGGCATAATTTAATATCTCATATAGAGGATCCTAGACGCGGTCATGATTTTAGATACAGCTTAAATTGTAATAAAATTAAAAATCTTGGATGGGAGCCCAAAATAAAATTCAAGGACGGTATTAATCATACTGTTTATTGGTATCTTGCAAACAAATGGTTTTTAAAATGAAATTCATTTTCACTTTTGATGAAAAATTTTACATATACAAAATAACTAATTCTATAAACACTAAAATTTATATAGGCAGAACTAAGCAGCCCTCTTATAGAAGAAGGCAACACGTATCATCAGCTATAAATTGTTATAATAAAAAACAATTAACTAAAATTCAACAAGCTATTAAAGAATTAGGTCATAAGAATTTTATTTTTGAAGTTTTTGAAGAGTGTGGTAACTATGCAGAATCTTGTGAAAGAGAAATTTACTGGATTAATTTTTATAAATCAAATGAGGATGAATTTGGGTATAATGAAAAAGTTTCCGACTGTGGTGGCGTTATTTTATCAGAAGATAGTAGAAAAAAACTTTCATTTAGAATGACTGGTAATAAAAATCATAGGTTTGGCAAGAAGATATCTAAAGATATTAAAGATAATATGAGTAAACGAATGTTGGGAATTAATAATCCATTTTATGGAAAAACCCATTCTGATGAGACGAAAAAAATAATTGGAGAGAAGTCTAAAATAAGAGTATCTGGAGAAAATAATCCACATGCTAAACTCACTTTAGATATAGTTTGCAAAATTAGAGATGATTGGAAAACTGGTCAATATACTAAAATATTTTTATCCAAAAAATACAATGTAACAGCTGCTACTATTGGAAATATTATTTCTGGTAAAACATGGAAATAATCAATGGTTTTTAAAGTGATATATTATAAATAGTTGAATTAATAGGAGATTTAATGAGTGCAACATCAATAACAGAAGAAACCAAATCAGAAGAATTAGTCGATGATGTTTCAAATGTAGAAGTAAAAAAATCAGAAGAATCAGTAGATTTAAGTAAATTAGCAGCTTTAAAAGCTAAAAGTCAAGCAAAACAACAGGAGAATAAAATGCCAGCTAAAATTGTAGCTAAAAAAGAAAGAAGTTTAGCTCTTGGTATTATAGGTTCGGGACAAGCTGGTTCTAGAATTGCAGAAGCTTTTTATAAATTAGGATATAATTCGGTTGTTATTAATACCGCAATGCAAGATTTGAAGTTCATTGACGTTCCAGACTCAAATAAATTACTTTTAGAATATGGTTTGGGTGGAGCAGCAAAAGAAATTGAAATAGGAAAAGCTGCCGCTGAAGCTCATAGAGGTGAAATAGTTCAATTAATTAATGATAAATTGGCTGGGTCACAAGTAAATGTGCTTTGCTTGTCTCTAGGGGGCGGTTCTGGCGCAGGTTCATGCGAAACTTTGGTAGACCTACTATCAGAACAGGGAAAGCCTTTGGTGGTCATTACAGTGCTTCCAATGGATACTGAAGATGCTCACACCAAATCAAATGCATTAGAAACTCTTTCTAAATTAGCATCATTTACTCAAACTAAAAAAGTAAATAATTTAATTGTAGTAGATAATGCTAAAATTGAAGCAATTTACCAAGATGTAAGTCAAATTGAGTTTTATGGTGTGGCTAATAAAGCAATAGTAGACCCAATTGATGTATTTAATACATTATCGTCTATGCCTTCAGCAGTTAAAGGTTTAGATCCAATGGAATTTGGAAAATTATTTACAGATGGAGAAGGATTAACTGTTTATGGTGAACTTACTGTAGATAATTTCGTTGAAGATACTGCTATCGCAGAAGCAGTTGTAAATAATTTAAATGGAAATCTTTTAGCTGGTGGATTTAATTTAAAACAATCAAAATATGTTGGCGTAATTATTGCAGCCAATAAAGATGTTTGGTCAAAAATTCCAAGTTCAAGTATTCAATATGCTATGGCAATGATAAATGATCAGTGTGGAACACCTAAAGGTGTATTTAAAGGAATATATACTATTGAATCTAATGAACCGGTTGTAAAAGTATATTCTATATTTACTGGTTTAGGTCTTCCAGATTCTAGAGTTACTCAATTAAAAAAAGATGCCCATGAACACATGCAAGTTGTAAAAGGTAAAGATGAAAATAGAAATCTTAGCTTGCAACTTGATACTGGAACAAATGAAACAGTTTCTGCAGCTCAAAAAATTAAAGAAAAAATTGCTGCTAAATCATCTTCATTTGGAAAACTTGTTAGTGGAGTAGTTGATAGAAGGAAATAAAACTGGAGTAATAATGAATGTTTTAGAAGGAATTGATGTATCTAAATGGCAAAATAAAATAGATTGGCAAATAGTTGCAAATTTAAAAAGATTTTCTTTTGCTTGCGCACAAGCTACCAATATAGATCCAAAGGGCAATTATGTAATTGATCCTCAATTTAAAAATAATTGGAATGGTATTAAAACTAATGGATTAATACGTGGAGCATATGCTTTTGGTAAAAGTCAATATGATCCAATTAAACAGGCAGATTTTTTTGTTGATACATTAGGTCCGCTTGATCCTGAAGATTTTTTAATGTTAGATATTGAAGTTCCTGGTCTTTCTGGAAAACAATTTACAGATTGGATTTTAACATGGCTAGAACATGTTGAAAACAGAACTGGTAAAATTCCATTTGTTTACTCATATGGACCATTTTTTACAACTACTGCTGGCAAAGTAGATTCTATTACCGCCACAAAATTACAAAAATATCCATTTTGGCTTGCAGCTTATGTTAAAGATCCAAATAAATATGTTCCACAAGTTTGGAAAAATAAAGGTTGGGTTTTGTGGCAAAGATCTGGGGATATTGCGGCTCCAGGGGAAACAGTGCTTAGAATTCCTGGTATTTCTGCTAACGTAGATCTTAATAATTTTAATGGAACCATTGAAGAGTTTAAAGAAATTCTTTTAAATTTACATACCGGAAAAGAAAGTGCAATTAAATATGCATTTAATATAGATACTTCAGATTCTGAGCCTAACGTATAATATAAAATGTCGATAAAATAATGCCGGATATATACACATTAAGTGTATAACTCCGGTATTATTATGACAAAAATTACAATAAGAAACAATAACTGTCAAATTACAGACGAATCAGATTTAGATCATATTTTAGCTCTTGATAAACATTTATCATTTAAAGTACAGGGCGCTGAGCACACTGCTGCTTATCGTGGATTTATAAATAGAGACGGCGACTTTGTGAAATGGGATGGCATGAAAAAAATGCTTACCCCAACGCTTCAATTTGCAACTGGTCTTTTAGATAGGGTCCAAGAATTCTATAAAGATGCTGGCAAAGAATTTGAAGTCATTGATAAAAGAACACCTAAATCTGTCGGTATTCCAAAAGATATATTGCCAAAATTAGCGCAATTAAATAAAAATCCTTATCCATATCAATTAGAAACATTAGACGCAGTTGACAAAAATGATAGAGGAATTATTAAGGTAGCTACAGGTGGCGGAAAGTCTTTAATTGCAGCATTAATTTCTGCAAAATTAGGTAAAAAAACAATTATTTATGTAATTGGTAAAGATTTACTTTATCAATTCCACTCATTTTTCTCAGAAATTTTTGATGAACCAATTGGAATTATTGGTGATGGAAAATGTAAAATTCATGATATTAATATAGCTAGTATATGGACTGTTGGTCAAGCTATAGGAATGAATAAAAAAGAAATATTATTAGATGGTGAAGATGACGAAGAAGAATTAAGTAAAAACAAATATACAGACATCAATAAAATGATGAAAGAAGCAAAAGTTCATATTATTGATGAATGCCATATGTCTGCATGCGAAACCATTCAACAAATATTCAAACATACCACTGCTGAACACTTATATGGACTAAGTGGATCTCCTTGGAGAGATGATGGTGCAGACTTAATGATTGAAGCTATACTTGGAAAGTATATAATAAATATTTCTGCATCTAGACTTATTAAAGGTGGATTTTTAGCGCAACCATTAATTAGATTCAGAGTAACACCACAATATCCATATGAGCTTGAAAAACAATATCAATCTGTATATAAAAAATATATAACTGAAAATGATGTAAGAAATGGTTTAATATTGGATGCAACTAAAGTAATGGTTGACAAAGGATATCAAACATTAGTGTTATTTAATAGTTTAAAGCATGGTAAAATTCTATATGAATTATTTAAGCAACATATGGATTGTGCAATTTTAGATGGAAAGAATGATCAGGAAGAGAGAGATAAGGTTAAAAAAGATTTATTAGATCATAAAATTAATTGTGTATTAGCATCTAGGATTTTTGATATTGGAGTTGATATTCCAAGTTTATCTGGACTTGTTATTGCTTGTGGCGGTAAATCTACAGTTAAAGCATTACAAAGAGTTGGTAGAGTTATTAGAAAATATCCTGGAAAGAAATATGCGGCAATTGTAGATTTTGTTGATCAAGCTCCATTTTTATTAGAGCATTCTAAAGCAAGGTATAAAATTTATTGTTCTGAAGATGGATTTGATGTAAAGATTCCATCTTCAGTTAAATGGAGAAAAAAATAAACGTAAACCTATACATATTATTGCATTTGATTGAGGTAAAATATGAATCAAGATTGCAAAAAATGTAAAATATCAAAAGATATTTCTGAATTTTATTTAAGATCTGATGGTGGTAGGCAAAAAACATGTAAAAAATGTTATTGTGAAAAAACCAATAAGTATAAAAAAGAAAATAAAATTAAAATTAAAATTAGTACAAAACAGTATTATGAAAAAAACAAAAAAGATTTAAGTAAATATAGGAAATCTTATTATGAAAATAATAAAGATAAAGAATATAAACGAAATAGAAAATACGCAATAGAAAATAAAGAAAAGCTTAATGAATATTATCAATCATATAGAGATAATAATAAAGAAAAAATGAGACTATATTATAAAGAATATAGGCTTAAAAATAAGAAATCTATTAATATTAAACAAAAAAATTATACAAAGGCAAGGAAAATAATAGATCCAAAATTCAAATTGCGATCTAGATTGTCAACTGCCATATCAATTCATTTAAAAGAAAATAATGGTTCTAAAAATAATAGATCTATTATCTCTGCACTGCCTTATTCTATAGAAGATCTTAAGGTCCATTTAGAAAAACAATTTGAATCATGGATGAGTTGGTCAAATCATGGTTCTTATAAAGCTTCCTTGTGGGATGATAATGATCCGTCAACATGGACTTGGCAGATAGACCATATTATTCCTCATTCAACTTTTAAATATACTTCAATGGATGATGATAGTTTTAAAAACTGTTGGTCGTTAGAAAATCTAAGACCATATTCTGCAAAACAAAATATTTTAGATGGCACAAATAAAATTCGCCATAAGGATGATTAATGAGTAAAAATAAAGATGATAATGTTGGCGGAAAATTAACAGATTTACCTAATGAAAAATATAAAAAATTTTTTGATAAGTTTCAAGAAATAAGTTTATTAGAAATTGAAAAATGGGGACCTGCACATTTGTTAGGGTATTTTTGCAAGAAATATTTTGATACATACCAAGTAAAGTATCAATTTAAATTTAATAGTCCGTCACCAAATAAATGTTTTGAGGTTTTTCAAATTAAAAAGCTAGCATCAATGCTAACTGCAAACCCAAAACTTCTTAAAGAATATATTGATTGGATTTATGAAAATAAAGTTATTAAAGCCAAACGCAGATTAACTTCAATTTCATTTATGACCAATGAAGGCGTTGTAAATGAATACAAAATGAATGTTTTATTGGCTGGCAAGAAAAATCTTAATGTAGATCGATCTACTCCTCTTCCAGAAAAATTTAAAGTTATTTTTCAATCTGCTGGAGTTACAATAAATAATTATGGTGAACTTGCATTTTTATCACAAATGAGTGATATGCCTTCTCCATTGCTTTTAGCATTTGAAAAAGCAGAACAAGAAGGATTTGATAAAGAGGTTCTTGGGAGAATAGTATGAAACTAGAAAAAGGTCAATATGTAGAGTGCGCTCTTAAAAATGGGTGGATTGTATCTGGCACTATTGATGATATTAGTAGTACTGCATTACAACTTACTAGATCTGATGGTAAAGGCATTGCAATTATATTGCGTCCAAATGAGGAAATTGTTGTAATTAAAATACCAATTGAATCTGTAAAAAATACTACACCTATAATACAGGAAGAGAAAGAGATTGAAGAAACCAAATTAGACCCATCTATGCCTCATGAAAGCCCTGATGATCTCAAAACGTTAACCGAATTGAGAACAGAGTTTTTAAAAGAAGAAAAAAAGAATATAGCAAATAAATTGCGCAGTCATGAAATTAGTGATGTGAGAAAGGTTGAGTATGGATATCCAGGATTTTTCAAGAAGCCAAGCGCTAAATAATATTCCAACAAGAAAACTTCAAAATTTTTTGACTACAATTGAGGAGAGCAATGATTCGCAAGAAGTAAAACATGTTAAATTAATAGCTGCAAATAGATATGCTGAAAGTAATATTCCATTTGAATATTGGACATTAAAAATGGAAAAAGATTTCCATGGCGATCCGCGCTTATTAAATAAATATGAAGAGTATATTAAAGATTTAAAACAGTCATATATAAACGGATCATCAATCTGCTTTGCAGGCGGTCATGGTTTAGGAAAAACTTTTACGGTGACTTCTATTTTAAAGAAAGCGTGTCAAAAGAATTTCACATGTCTTTATACAACATTAAGTGATATTGTTAATGTTATGACGTCTGGTATTGGTGAGGACAAGTATTTAGCTAAAAGAGAATTAGCATTAGTTGATTTTCTTGTAATAGATGAATTTGATTCTAGATTTATGCCATCAGAAAATGCTGCAGATTTATATGCTAGAAGTTTAGAAAATGTATTCAGAACTAGAAGCCAAAATAAATTACCAACATTAATGTGTACTAATAGTCCAAATGTTGTTGAAAGTTTTAATGGTCCACTTAAAGCAAGTATGGATAGTTTAATGCGAGGCTATCTTAAAGTGTTTGTTGTGTTGGGTGATGATTTTAGAAAGAAAGGCAAATAATTATGGCATTTAATGAACTTGACTTATCTATATTAAAAACAATTACAACCAATAAAAAACATGCCATAGATTTTGCAAATGAATGTGATACTAAATTATTTTCTCCTGATATCTGGAACTCTGCCAATTTAATTGTTAGTTACATTAAAACATATAAAGATATACCAACATTACGTGTTATAACCGAAAAACTTCAAAAAGGAAATAATGATAAATTAATAGAGCATGTAAAATCTGTTTGGTCAGCTTTAGAAGTATTTACATATAATGATAAAGAATATAAACATGATCTGGGGAAACTTAAAAGAAGATTTGCAGAAAAGCAAATTTCTCAAATGCAAGATTCATTAAATAAAATTGATCCTGCATCTGTAGATATTGATAAAACTCTTGGTGATATGACCAAGACAATTCATACAATTAAAAATTTAAATAAAAAACGTACATTTGAAAGAAAAACTCTTAAAGAAGCAGTTCCTGCTTTTAGAGAAGAATATAATGCTAAAATGGCAGATCCAACCTTTGATAAAGGTATAATGACTGGATATTCTGTTTTAGATAATGTAACAGATGGTTTGCGCCCAGGTGAGTTATTATTAATTGGAGGAGAATCATCATCTGGAAAATCCATGTTATTAATGAATATGGCTATTCAAATGTGGTTACAAAATAATAATGTTGATATGGAAGATAACTTCTCTCCAGGACAAGATGTTTTATATTTTTCTTTAGAAATGCCATTTAAACCATGTTTAAATCGTGTATTATCAAGATTATCAACTTGTCCGTCAAAACTTATTCGTAATGCTCAATTAAATAGCGAAGAGGCTGTTAAATTAAAAAAAGCTCTTAAATTCATTACTAAATATCCAAATCAATTTGAAATTGTAGATTATCCTCGTGGTGCTACAATGGAAGATTTGGAAATGATTTATGAAGAAGTTAAAGCGTATTATGATCCTAAAGTTATAGTAATAGATTATCTTGGTCTTATGGATTACGAAGACAAAGATATGGATGATTGGCTTAAGTTAGGAAAAATTTCAGAAAAAATACATGAATTTAGTCGTGTTCATAATTTAACAGTATTAAGTGCAGTACAGCTTAATAGAGCTAAGAGCAAAGAACCTGAGGATCGTATTGGAATGCATCGTATTGGTAGATCTGCATTAATTATGCAAAATGCAAATATTGCAATTCAAATTGAAACAAGACAAAATGAAAAAAATTATCCAGACATGATTTATCATTTAATTAAAAATAGAGATGGTGCATTAGAAAAAGGTAATTTGATTAAAAATCTTGCATGTGGAACTTTATTAGACAATAAAGTTGAAGAAGATCCAACAACATTTGAAATGCGAGACCCTGACGATATATCTGGTAGAATTGAATTATTAGACATATAATAAGGGGATTGTATGAAAAACTATGAAGAGGTTGTTGGCGAAGCTGTAAGAGTTGAATATACAGAACATGACGGCAAACTATACATAGTATTTGAAATTACTAATAATAAACATAAGCAAAATATTCTTAAAGATTGGACTAAAGATATTGAGTTTATTATAAAAGATAAAAATTTAATAAAGGAAAAT